AAGACCAAAACAACACCTCAAAAACTAATATTAAAAACAAGGAGATAGATATGTTCGTAGTAACAGGTCAGCATAAGGATGGAGTGACAGGCCATGTATCAAAAGGTCAGGTTACACTGGTAGGCAACCCGACGATTTACCGCAGAGAGACCAGCGCGATTGCAGGACGATTAGAGGCTCACCGTCAGCTAGGCGAGGTTGGTATGGGTTGGGATTTAGATATTCAGCCACTGGCAGAGTATGTTACTACCGCTAATAAATAAGTCTATTGTTCGGACGGTATACCACTACCTCGTACAACAAGCCACTAACAACATGCTCACCATAGATGATGCATCGTTTATTAAGTGTTGGAATGCCGAGGAGCCTGTGCATGATATCCTCGACCTAAACGTCACAGGCCTTCAAGATTTAGGTATGGTATGTGAGCAGTACGGCTACCTCTTAATGTGGGAGAACGGCATGCTAAGAATAGAGGATATGAATAAGCCACCACAGGAATACACCGCGTATGACGTGATGGGAAACCAACTAAAGTACATAATATGAAAAAACGTAAACCACAAAGACAAAAACCCAGACCACCCATGCTCGTGCTTCGCCACCTGCATACCAGCAAAATTGAAATCCACGAAGTGATGGCGGTACAGGCGTTCGCTAAAGGCTTCGCCACCAAACACCATTACGATACTATCCTAGATATGCAGGGTGTGATGTTGATGGCTGGCGAGACCGCACCCCATCGCAAGTACGCCAAGGACTATGCCAATAACGTGATTGGTCCTGTCATCCTAAATATTAAGGCGCGATACGACAAGACAGGTAAGTTAGGGGTATCAGCGTATGACCTAGCCCACCTGCGGGAGTTTCTACAGCACTACAAAGAGTTCTGGGCGCGGCAACCGACTGAGCTGTATATGGAAGTGTGTCAGCGGTTGCAATCCCACTACCAAAACATGAAAGACGACGCACCGCTCATTCAACAACCAGCCACCCAAGGACAATCATGACCAGAGAACTACAAAAGCACCGTACCTTCCTACGAGTAGCCACATCCCTAGCAACCTTGGCAACGTGTAAACGCCGTCAGGTCGGGTGCGTGATGGTAGACCACAAATTCCGTATTCTAGCTTCTGGCTACAACGGTACACCCGCTGGTGCAGTTAATTGCACAGAAGTTCCATGTAAGGGCGCAGGTTACCCGTCAGGTCAAGGATTGGAGTTTTGTGAGGCATTACATGCAGAGCAGAATGCCTTGATACAGCTAAAAGAGCCAGAGCGTGTGGCCTACATCTACAACACGGCATCACCCTGCATGCACTGTGTAAAGATGCTAGCCAATACCTCTGCACACACTATCGTGTTTGCGCAAGAGTACCCACACTACGAAGCAAGAGACTACTGGTTAGCTCTAGGTCGTGAGTGGTTACACATCAAAGATATACAGGAGCCAGTATGAGCATACGCATCCCAGAAGACCAGATAGGCACCGAGGCAGAAAACGTGGGCATCGATAAGCTTAAATACCCATGGAAGGTGACCTCCTATAAATGTTGGGATGGATACCCCCTAACTAAAACCTATCAGGTGGAAGGCCACTACCGATGGTACTGGCAAGCTAACCTCGTGTCATGGTGGGTGCACCACTTCTGGGGTCTTGCGTGTAACACATGGAGATTTAAACCAGAAAACGAGGTCAAAATGAATGCATCAGCCTTATCTATACTAGTCAAACTAGTGGACGCCATCGCAGTAGATGTGCCTATTGAACGTAACCGTAATGTGTATCTGTGGGTGCAAAGTAAGTATGGTGAAGAGGTGGCAGATGCATGGCTAGAAGGCCTCCTGCACATCGTCAGCACAGGTAGGCCAGAGGTGTTAGAGGTTGGTCGGGCTATGGGTGTTAAGCACTACCGTGAAGCCGTGGATAAGGTGCTCACTGAAATAAAGCTTGACTAATTTAGTTAATATGCTATCATGAATATAGTTAGATAACCCAAGGAAACCAAATGGCAATAACACTCAAAAAGAAGCCAGCACCAGAACCAGCCAAACTAAGCAAGCAAGAGCTTAAAGACCTAGTGGCGGCGGGGTTGGTAGAAGCACCAGCAGAACCTATCGCACCTCAATTCCAGCTCCACGTAGGCACCCGCGTAGTGGTCAATCATGGCCTATTCCCATGGGTACCCCACTACAAAGAAGGCGATACAGGCACTGTGCTTAGTATCACCACAGCTAAAGATAAGGTACTCAATGACATCCACCGTTATGACCTAGTTGCAGTGCGCCTAGACACACCGCACACCGATGAGGTGGTAACGCTCAGTCGTTGGGAGCTAGCACCAGAACCAACCGAGCAGGAGGACTAAATGGACAAGCGTTTCTACATTGTGTACGGGTGTATCGCGTTCCTATTCGTGGACATCCTCATGCTACTGGCACTGACCTATCGCTGGTGGACAACCCCAATTGAGCAGAACCTATCTAACCTAATGATGCTACTTATCGTGGTGGCTATCGTGGGTATCTGCGTAGTAATCGACGCCTTGCATGACATAGGCTCAGACGAACCTAATGGAGACTAGTATGGACATAGAATCATCAACCACGATTAAGCATGTGTTCTCAGGCGTCCCTAACCTAGACCCGATTGCTTTGTACATAGAGAACTATGGCAAAGGAGCGGGTAAGGTAGTGATTACCTGCTTCGACGAGTCATGGACACATTTCTGGTCACATATGGGTGAAGGGCATACGATAGAATCCTTTATGAAGACGTGCTCAGACCAGTACCTTGTAGGTAAGTTTATGCGCGGCAGAAACGACACTGAGTGTGATGTGGAAGCTACAGTAAAGGCGGCGAAAGCACTACTGCTTAAGGAGCGCAGAGCCAGAGAACGGGATAAAGGTAGAACCTTGGACTTATGGGCGGCACTAGAGCATGTAGATGAGGTCCCTACATCCCTACACCATGAGCAGGTAGATATGTGGATAGATATATTTGGGGACGAGTTTTGGTGTGGGTTTGTGAATAAGCCAACCGATGCGTACCTGTATTTAACTCGTGTCGTGCAGACAGTAAAAGAAGGACTAGCCCAACTAGCGAAAGAGGCCGAAAATGGTAATGATACTAAGGACTAACATGCTCAGGTCGATGGCTATGGTGGCGGCACAGCTCCAGTTAGAGAGACGCCTAACAAACGACTACCAAGAGCTACTAATTTGCGTGGAGCCACCGCCACGCGGCTTGATGGCGCGGCTAGAGGCGTTGGCTAAAGAATACGAAGAACCCGTACCAATCAGGGCTAGGCGTGATGACCAAGTAATTCATGAGTACCATGCACCCAGACAACGTAAGAGTAAGAAGAAGCGCGACCCAAACCGCTGGAGATAATGCTTGACTAATTTAGTCAATCTGATATTATAACTATATCGACAAACTCATACCGCCATGGAGGGCAACATGAAAACCGAATTAGCGCAACAACTAGCAAGACGTGTGGCATTAGAAGAATTGATAGGCACCTATCATGAGTAATGCATTAACCCTAATCCACCTACCCCTAATACACGACTACATCAAACTCCACGAGGGATTTGGTGCGCAACACATCCCATACATGCACAGGTTACTCAAACTACATGGCGTGGGCTTCGTACCTTCTGAACGCCCTAAGCACATCAAAAAGATGCGTAACGGGGAATGCTTTCATAACGCCAGTAAGATGGCAGACAAGCATGACCTAATCTACGTAGAGGGCTTCGCTATGAGCGTAATCCCTATCCATCATGCGTGGTGTGTAGACTCAGACGGCGCGGTAATCGACCCTACATGGCAGACAGCAGGTACAGAGTATTTCGGTATTCCGTTCGACCCCGACTACTGCCGTAAGGTGGCACTGGAGTCAGGCTTCTACGGCATCCTAGATAATTACCGTAGCCGTGACATATACACCGCAGAACCAGATGAGTTCCTATACAAGGGGGAGAAGGAATGGTAATCCCAATGGAACGGTGGCGTTGTGTCTGGGTACCGACTGCTATAGGCAGGGTGCTGTATGACAAGGAGATGGAGGCCAGTAGGGTTAAGCACTACGCACCAATCCTGTATAAGCACTCTACGGAGTTCAACCAAAGAGCATACAATCAAGAGGTTTACGGCAAGCCTAATCCCCATGCCCGTTGTTACGATAACGCATTAAAAACCGCCGTGAAGCATGGGCTAAGGTACTGTGAGGGGTTTATGGAGATATCCTCAGAGCGCGGCCTTCTCACAATCGGTCATGGCTTCTGCGTGGATTCTGATGGTTTTGTGGTGGATACTACTATCGGACCTAACCAGAATCATATGGACGTGAGGTACGTGGGCGTAGCAATTAGAACCGATTACGTACAGCAACAAGCAAAGAATAACGGTTACGTTGGGGTATTAGATGGGCACCCAGACGGCAGAACCAACACTATTTATAACCACAGCCCAGAGGTATGGAAGCCATGATGACAGAACTAATGCAGACGGACATCCTAGCTATCTCACAGGTAACGAGATACGACTACCATTACGCACCGCCCCCAATCGTGTTGTGCTTCCTACAGCGAGCGGTTAACGAGTTGCCAGAGGGCTACTACGCCTTACTCTGGTCAATGAACAGGGCTGTATCCATCTTTAAGGGTGACCAGTTCCAGTTCTCTATCAGCTATGAGGCGATTGAAGAGAACATCGTGGGTTGCCTAGACAACATCAAAGAGGTAGACACATGGCAGAGCTAGACGATGATATGGGTGATATGTGGCGTCACGTAAAGGCTGAACGTCAGCTTAAGCATGCCAAGATGAAGCAAGTCAACACTAAGGTAATTGTGGATGCAGGAATCCCACACAAGACCACGAATCAGGGCGAGACCATACTGCTGAGAGAAGCAGGAATGCCTGTGGTGGACTTCTATCCTAGTAGTGGGCGCTGGTATACCCAACCGACCCCTAAAGAGAAGCGGGGGCGTACATACAACGGCGGCGCGAAGTCTTTTCTAGTGTGGTATGAGAAACGGAGACCCAAATGAGTAGCTACTTCCAACAACGACTAGACATAGCCGAAATCGCCTCTAAACTACACAAGGCGGGTGTCGGGCATGCTACTAAACCGTTCAATAAAAACCTCTTAGTGTTTGAAGGATTCACCGAAGACCTAGAGATGGCTAGGCGCGTTATTGATATGCTGTATAAATGCCGTCTAGTGTATAGAAATAGCAAGGCTGGTAAGAAGGACAAACAGTATCAGTACAGCTTTAATTACACTAAGACCAAGCTAACAGACCCTGTGGCTATATCTACGTATCTACACAAGGCCACCAAGCAGTATGGGAAAGAGAAGAAAACCAAGCCTAAGACTAAAGTCACAGTGAAGTCTAAGGCCGTGGTGGTCAGTGACAAAACAATACCCCACCACACAGTTACCGTGGTGAGAACCAACATAGAGCATGTGCGTATTAGTGTGCCAGTCAACTACACTCATGACCAGTGCAAGGTAGAGGCGATGGAAGTAGCCCAGTGGGAGCTCTACAGCTCAAGTACTAATACCATTATCAACACATCAATGGCGGTGCATTCATAATGGCCTACATTAAAGGAAACAAGTCAGGACTGGTGCCGACCAATAACCCTGCACCAAAGACACCACGACCACCCGCGATTAAGAAGCAACACATCTGCCACATTTGCGGCGGCACAATTAACGTGCGCAAAAACAATTGCTTTGAGATGGACGAAGACGAACCAACCTGCATGAGTTGCGTGAGCTTTTTCGGGCTATCAGAGATGGGCGGTGGAGTTACTACTGATTCCCCTAAGGATGCCAAGGCTAAGATAGAAAGACTGCGCGAGGCTAAATACGCACTCATACTGAAAACCCAATCCTTTGTATCGCCGTCAGGAATAGATTTTACAGTGGAGATTGGTGACGTATTCCCCGTGGCTCGTATTGGCTCAGAGATGCTAGACCAGACAGGCACTTGTGAGATGGCGCGGACCAAGGCTATGCATACCATAGAACTCAATATCGGTGGTATTATGCTTACGCTGTATACCCACGAGTTTGGGGTGCTCACCTTTACTGAAATCATGATGCTACGCAAGGAAGGGGAGTTAGAGGATGCCTTCATTAGTGCTGACGATAAGGTAGGATTCTTTACCCCTAGTGCGGCTGTGCGCGAGGTTGTGCATGCTCAGTTTGTGCGATAGTTCTTGACAAATTAACCCAATCTGATACTATAAGGTATAGGGCACAAGGAGGTGCGAGATGAAATCAGATACCGTATGGGATAAAGAGAAAATCCAACAACTACTATCCACGAATGACAGAGCCGTCGCTCGTGCGGTGGTGGTTATTTACCAGAGGCAGACAGATGAAGAACGCGGGAGCGGGAAGTCTACAGTCAGCAATGGAAAGGGCTTTACTAAATTTGATGCAGAGTTCATGAGTTCCATCGCCAGAACGCTCCTTACCAGAGGCTCACTAACCCCAAAACAATTAGCCATAACCAGAAACAGAGTTAAGAAGTACTGGCGTCAATTGGTGGAGCTAGCTAACCTCACCACAGCAGTTCAAGAGTACGAAAGGATGAGCAATGGCGAGTAGGAAAATCGTGATTGAGGGATGCGGTGTATGCCCTCACAGAGACCATAGAGGTGCGTTCGGTGCCGTAGGGTACATACCAAAGTGTGGCAAGATGAACAGAGACTTACCGTTCACAGCAGTCACACAAGAATGTCAGGGACGAAAAGGGCACTACAATACCGTAGCGGTGGGCACTGGAGTAATCCCAGACTGGTGTCCACTAGAGAAAAACTAGTGCAATTAACTGCACAAAGTTGTTGACTAATTATGTGAATATGCTATTATACATATAGCGCAATTGTATAAACCACGGAGGGTGACATCATGCAAGTACACGCAACTACAGATAGAAAACTACAAGGCCAAGCGACTTCTAACGGTTGGGATGTGGTCAAGGTTCCAAGTAGCTCAAACCCAAACATTGAATACACGGTAGACATCACCTTAGGCCGTTGTTCCTGCCCAGCATGGACACGTCAGCGCGAGGTAAATGGTGTGCGCAAGCCATGTAAACATCTGGTGGCCTTAGGCTTTAAGGCGGTAGCATAATGGCGTCAATCAACAGCAAAATCAAACAGCTCATGGGATTAAAGCGCGGAGACCTCACCGACTGGGAGGCTAGCTTTATTCAGAGCATCAAAGAGAAGACCCAAGGCGGTAACCTTGTGGGCAACTTAACAGAAAAACAATTAGATGCAATCGACAGCATCTACGATAAACACTTTGTGGGGTAATTATGGACTTTACAGTAGGCATTACAGTTAATAACGCTTCTTTTGATGGTAGTGAAAGAGGGGAAGTCGCAGACATCCTACAGCACGTAGCCGAGAAGGTAAGAGACGGGTATCGCTTCATCCCTCAACTGCACGACAGCAACGGCAATATGGTCGGTAGCGCTACGTTCATTGAGCACTTGGTACCAGAGTGGCAGAAGATGAAGCTAACCTACGGGGAGGGCTATCGCCTCAATTATGGCAAGCTTAAGGTAGCGACAGTGAGCTATAACAGCATGAAGGCCAAGGGCGAGGCCGATAAAACCTACGTGGCCTATTTTTCTCTGGCTGATGATAAGCGTGTGTATGGAGAAAGCGAAGCAGAACTAAAAATCATGATGGAAAAACGATTTAGAGCATGGTTAAAGGAAATGAGGTTGACATATGCGTAAACTTAAAAACAAACTAATCGGATGGTATAAAGCCGTCACAGGGTTCAGCCTCTACCAGCTCGGTAAGCGGTCTTACTACAAACGGATGTATCGTGGACGGCTATCTAAGATAGAGGCAGTAGCCACGGCATACTACCTATACAAGGTAACAACCTCTGGGCTACCATTAAAATAAACCTTGACTAATTTATTCAATCTGTTAATATACTAGTAACAGACAACGACCAAGGAGGGTCACATGAAACAACTAATCAAGGTGCAATTTAAGTTTAACGGCAAGGACGAACTACCAGCCAAAGGCACCGTGTTTCAGACAGGCTTTAAGTCCATGGAAGTTGCCGAGTACGAAATCAACCAAACCAATACAGCCAATAACGGCTGGTCAGCACAACTAGCGGAGACTACTAATGTTTAACCCACATCTATCAGGTGAAGGCATCTACGGACAAATCACATACCCTAAACTAGCCAGCCCAAAATTAAACGGGGTGCGTGGCATAGTTCAAGAAATGCAATTAGTTGCACGTAGCCTTAAGGCCATCCCTAACGACCATACACGTAACCGCTTTGAGCATAGCTACCTGAACGACTTTGATGGTGAGCTTGTGGTCGGCCCATTTGGGGCACCAGATGTATTCACCACCTCTACCTCAGGTGTAATGACCAAGAAAGGCGAACCAGAGGTGTTGTGGTACGTGTTCGACTGCTACCACCCAACTGCACCGTTTGAAACTCGTATTGAGATGCTACGCGAACGCTACAATGATAACCCTCATGAGCATGTACGCTTAGTGCCTCATCGTATGGTGCACAGCGATGAAGAGGTGGAGCAGTTTAAGAATGAGATGATTGCGTTAGGCTATGAAGGTCTAGTATTACGCGACCCTCGTGCCAAGTATAAGCAAGGCCGCTCCACTGACTTAGAGGGCTCATTCCTACGTATCGTGCCATGGCATGCTGGTGAGGTAATCATTCTGGGTGTTGAAGAAGGCCAAATCAATCAGAACGAATCCAAGGTAAACGAATTAGGCTACCTTAAAAAGTCCAGCCACAAGGCTAACAAAGTAGGCTCAGGTCAAGCAGGGTCGTTCCAAGTGCGCGACATCAAGACACTAGCTGAGTTCTCTATGGCGGTGCCGTCAGACGCACTACAGAAGCATGTGTGGGCGAATAAAGATGAGTACATCGGTAAACTAGCCAAGTACCTATACAAAGACCCTGTAAAAGGCGTCATCCCCCGCTTCCCGCAATACCAAGGTTTACGTTCACCGTTGGATATGTAGTTGATGGTTGAGGTGTGAAAATACAGCTATAATCAATCACCTCAACTACCAAGGACTAGCCATGCAAGTGACAGGATTAAATGACTACCAGAAGAAAGCCATCCAAACGTACACCGACAAAGGTGTTAATCGCGGGATTCTGATAGCTACGTTAGGGATGTCGCAGAATATCGCGGAGTACCTAGACATTACTGATAAAGCCAAGTCAGCCAAAACGATAGGCGACTGTCTATGGTACACAGCAATCCTCATGCACCTATGTGGTCGAGATTTGGATGATGTGTACATGGATGCAACGGTAGCGATGCGCGACAATATGCAACGCTACCCAAGCGCGAAGACTGCGGTCATTGTGGCTGGCGAGAATACCAAAGCAGTAAAAACATGGTGCGTGTTTAACAGCCCAATTGACGGAGACTATGTGGTGGAACGAGCAGGGCTTTACTTGTTATCACTGGATAGACTGGCTAAGCAGATGGAGATTCCCCTGCTACAGATAGCGACCCAGAACATTAAAGCAGTATCAATTAAGTACGCAAATAAAAATGAGGAAGAACAACATGCATAGAGATTTAAGTTACTGGAAACGTCAATGGGGCGTCCAACCGCAATTACGCATAATCCCTGTAGTTATCCGCCGCCTGTGTGAACACTGGGCGAGTATCACAAAGGACTATTAATGCAATCAATTGCACAAGAGTTCCGCATTGACAAAGCAGGGCATTACCCTATCTCACCACCTACGGACAACGAGGCACGAGAGGACTTTAATGCCCTTAAAGCTTTGGACTGGTCGGAGCTATTAAGGACTGGTGAGTGGCATTCACGCTCTGAGTTCGACGCTCCTCAGGCTAGTTGGTACATTGCCAATAACAAGGTCGGCCTATTAGCCTCAGACCGTCACCACTGGTCAGCGCGGATGGCGTGTGATTCAGTGAACTCACCATCACCAATCCGCTCATGGTACCAATCAGAGATACGCAAAACGCTAGAGAACTCTGTGTACTTTGAGGACAATCCAAAGACAGCCCTAGCATTGCGCAAGTACATTGCTTCACAGTTCCGCCCAAGCGCGGCACGGGCTTTGTATGGTGTGTTTAAAGCCAAGACTATCTACGACCCTTGCGGTGGATGGGGTGACCGCTTAGTGGCGGCTCAGGCAGGTGACCATGACTACTTTGCTAGAGACACCAATCAACTAGTGCTAGCGGGGTATGCCTCTCAGCAACTCATGTACAAAACCAAAGCCAAGATAGGATGGGAGTACAAAGGCAGTGAGGTAGACGCACCCGCACATGACTTCTTCGACCTAAGCTTCACCTCTCCGCCGTATTGGAAGGCCGAGAAGTACCAAGGCGATAAGAGTTCGTACCACCTATTCAAGTCGTTTGATTCGTGGATTCAAGGCTTCATGATTCCGACAGTGAATAACTGCTGGAACGCGGTCAAGGTCGGTGGTCACGTTTGTTTCAATGTCTCAGATGTGTACGCTAATCACACGGTTAATCGTATCTGCCAGCCCATCATTGACGAGTTACGCCGCTTAGGTGGGCAACCCTATGTCGCAGGGTACCAAATGGCTAAGCGCCCTAATAGTACTGCCCACAAGACTGGTGTATTTTGTGAGCCTATTATCATCTGCACCAAAACCAAACCAAGGAGCTCCAATGAGTAACCCAAACGCAGTAAACGCCATGCTTACCAGCATGATTGCCTTACAAAAAGGCATGAACGAAAAAGTTGACCCCGACTGGAAGGCAAACGGTTGGAACTGGAAACGTGCTATCTGGCTAGAGGCCGCAGAAGCTGTAGAGCATTTACCATGGAAGTGGTGGAAAAATACCGTGGTGGATTCTGCTCAGCTTAAGATGGAGGTGGTAGACCTTTGGCACTTTGTCATCAGTCTATCCGTGCAGTCAGAAACAGAAGAACGCCTAGTTGCTTCCGTGCATAAATTCATGGCATTCACAGAAGCTGGTATAGAAGTTAACCCTACTGCCCAGCATCAGATTGAAGCCTTTGAGAGCCTAGCGGCCTCAGCGGTGAACTTCTTCGACGAAGACGACGTGTACGAGCGTTTCTTCCTCGTAATGGCGGCAATGGAAATGGGCTTGACAGAGTTGTATCAGCTCTATGTGGGTAAGAACGTCCTGAACCTGTTTAGACAAGACCACGGCTACAAGGCTGGCACCTATGTCAAAGACTGGGATGGCCTAGAAGACAACCAAGTATTAACTCAAATCATGGAAGGTATTGATATTGAGTTGTGCGAAGACTACCCAGCGGCGGTGTACTTGGCACTAAAAAATGCATACCGTGCGGTGATAAACAAGGAGCCTCTGAATGCAACAGTATAAAGACCTCCTCACCCGCGTACTGACCAAAGGCAAGAAGCAACGCAACCGCACAGGTATTGACGCTGTGCGTAAGGCAGGGGATAGCATGTACTTTGACCTTGCCGAGGGCTTCCCACTAAACACAATCCGCCAAGCCGCATGGAAGAGTTCATGTGGTGAGATGATTGCGTTTGCTAACGGCTACACCAATGCTGAGCAGTTCCGCGCCCTTAAGTGCCACTTTTGGGACAAGAACGCTAATAAAGACGGTGTAGACTTGCAAGGTAATATCGTGCCGAACAAGTGGCTGACCAACCCTAACCGTAAAGGTGAAGACGACCTAGGCGAAGTGTACGGCTACCAATGGCGCTACTACGAAGGCAAAGATGGTGTGGTGATTGACCAGTTCAAGGCGGCTATCCACGAGATTATGACGAACCCATCTAACCGCCGCATTATCGTGGATTCATGGCGACCAGACCGCTTCAACCATATGGCCTTACCTCCATGCCATGTACTATTTCAATTCCTTGCGGATGAAGACGACAAAGAGCTGAGTTTGAATATGTACATCCGTTCAAACGACCTGTTCCTAGGTGCACCAGCAAATATTGTTGAGTACGCATTCCTGTTAGAAATCGTGGCGATGGCAACAGGCTACAAGGCTAGACACTTTAACTACTTTATCGGTGACGCTCATATTTATGAGAACCACTTAGAGCAGGTAAACACTATCCTACAGCGTGAGCCGTATCCACTACCTAAGCTGGAATACCAGTACGATGTACCGTTCTGCCCAGATGCTGAGCAAGCGGTAAATTGGATTTGTAGTCTACATCCCGACGACTTTAAACTAGTCGGGTACCAGCACCATGACCCAATCACAGGGGATATGGCGGTATGAGTTTAAGTCCTTTTGTACAAGCAGAATTACCGCCAGAGTACAAGGACCCACGAGCTTTTATGAACACCTTCGGGTGTTCATATGAGCAAGCCGTGGAGTATGTAGTTCAGATGATGCGGGAGACCTTGGTCATTAATGACGTGTATCAGGTTAGTATTAGTCAGGTGCACTACGCTAAGAATTGGCCTCCAACTATCCACTTATCCATCAAACGCATAGACAAGGAACCAGTTCATGACTGGCGCGACTTGCAGGAAATCAAGAATATGTTGGTGGGTCCTGAGCACGATGCGATTGAGATATACCCAGCAGAATCCAAGCTAGTAGATATGGCAAACCAGTACCACCTCTGGGTATTTGCAAACCCAGAAGACCGCCTCCCAATAGGCTGGCAAACCCGTATGGTGGCAGACACACAACTAGCCGCGTCAGTCGGTGGCAAACAAAGGAGCTTCACATGATAGTTTTAGGTATCCACGGCTTACGTGGGTCGGGTAAAGATACGCTAGCGGCAGAGCTAGCAAAGCGTATACACGGGGCGAGAACCATAGCCTTAGGTGACCGCTTGAAAGAAGTCTGCGCACTGCTATTCGACGTGCCTATTCATAATTTTTATGACCAAGAACTAAAAGAGACGGCTCAATTCCCTCATGGCACTCCTAGAGAGATAATGGTGGCGTTTGATGAGGCGGTGGTTCCTAAGTTTGGTCAGAACGTATTCCTGAACGCTATCTCACACATCATAGAGGCACAGAAGTACTCCCTGCCCTGCCTCATCATCACTGATGTACGTGGCGAGCATGAGGCTTCATTCCTACGCAGTCGAGGTGGGCGTATTATTCACATCCAGCGACCAGATATGCCAGTCAAGCCAGTCATTAATCACTGGAGTGAACAGGGTATCAAAATAGAGCACAGAGACTTCATGTACACCATACGTGAGGGCATGCATCATGTACATAACGCGGCGGATGATATCGTAAAACGCTTAAATAAAAGTTGACAAATTAAATCAATCTGTTATTATTAAGTATACAGAAAGCACACGGAGGTGCGAGATGGCAATAACCCTAAAAAGCAAAACAGGTAATACAGACAAGACCTTAGTGCCTAGGTTGTACAAGTTCGGTACAACCAATGAAGGCAATGCCAGCATGAAAGACGTGCTAGGTGGCAAGGGTGCTAACTTGGCAGAGATGGGTAGTATCGGTATCAGAGTACCCGATGGCTTTACTATCCCATGCGCCACGTCAGTTCTGTGGACCACGCTATCCAAGCATTCAACCCAAGAAAGCACCAAGGTTCAGCTTATGGAAGGCTTGATGAAGAAAGTCAAAGCCAACCTAGACCACCTTGAGACTGTGTATGGGTACATGCCGTTACTGTCTGTGCGCAGTGGTGCTCGTGTGAGTATGCCGGGGATGATGGATACCATTTTGAACGTGGGTATCACTAACGACAACCTAGAGTACTGGAAAACTAAGCTAGGTGAGCGTACTGCTTTGGACAGCTATCGCCGTCTGATAATGATGTACTCCACAGTGGCGTTAGGGTTAGAGCATGAGCCGTTTGACACTATCCTAGAAGAAGCCAAGCAGGAGGCTAATGTTACTGAGGATAGCCAGTTATCAGCGGATGAACTTAATCGCGTGGTGAAGCGCTACCTACAATACGTTTTCAACTGGTCTAATGGGGCTAAGTTCCCGCAGACGGTAGAGGGGCAGATTGAGGGCAGTATCAAGGCGGTATTTGAATCATGGAATAACCCTCGTGCAGTTGAGTACCGCAAAATCCACAATATCCCTGATGATTGGGGTACTGCGGTAAACATTCAGAGTATGGTGTTCGGCAATATGAATGACCAATCAGCTACAGGGGTGTTATTCAGCAGAGACCCTAGCACTGGAGAGAAGGTAATCACAGGTGAGTATCTAGTGAATGCCCAAGGTGAGGACGTGGTGGCAGGTATTCGTACCCCCTTACCTCTTACTGATATGAAGGATTGGAACTCCAAGGTTTACTTAAGCCTACGTGCCAATGTGGATGTGCTGGAAAAGCACTATCGTGATATGCAGGACATTGAGTTCACTATTCAGGACGGTGAGCTTTACATCCTACAGACCCGTAATGGGAAGCGCAGTGCTAAATCAGCGTTCAAGGTGGCACATGATATGGCTACAGAAGGCCTAATCACAAAGTCTGAGGCCGTATCGCGGGTGAATCAAGAACAGCTCATGGCTATCATGCAGGATGTTATTGACCCTTCATTCAAGACCGAGCCGAATTTCACAGGCATTGCGGCAGGGGGTGGATTGGTGCAGGGTGTGATTGCACTCACAGCGGAAAGTGCAGTTAATTGCACAGTGCCTTGCATCCTCGTAACCAAGGAAACAGACCCTAACGATATTGCAGGGATGCATGCCTCAGTAGGTATCCTGACAGCCACAGGTGGCCTAACTAGTCACGCGGCAGTGGTAGCGCGAGGAATGAATAAGGCTTGTGTTGTGGGCGCTACTACCATGCAGTTAGATGTAGCTACTGTGTCCTACGGTGAGGGGGTGTACGCATCAGAAGGCGAGACCATTACCATTGACGGGGCAACAGGTCGCGTATGGTTTGGTGAAGTGCCTGTAATTGCTGGCGGCATGACACCAGAGGCGAACACTATCATCCTGTGGGCCACCGAAGGCTCTGCTACAAAGATTGACCTAGACCATACTCAACACAACTATGGACTGGATAAAGTCAAGGCAAAGAACCTATACCTGACCACAGCATTGCTAGTACCAGACAGAGCGGCAGTAGGCACTCTAAACACTAACATGCAAGCGTTAGGGGGGTTACTTCAAAAGCTCAAGACTACTATGCTAGTGATAGACCTTAAAACCAGAACCAGCCACTATGACCAAGCAGATAGAACGATGGCCTATATGTTCGGTGAATCGTTCGTGAATGGGGTTACCTATAAAGCTGACGCAGTAGTTCAGAATTGGGGCGAGAGTCTGAAAAGTAAGGTAGTGTTCGTAAATGCCGAGGAGGAAACTGATACTCTGATTAAGGCAGGGTGGCGGGTTAATGGTAAGGTGAAGACCGTAGCCGATTTGTACGCATCTCATGGCACTGTGGATATCAGTTCATCGACTATCACTGCACTGTTCGGTAGTGTGGAAGTATACGAGAAAGTTAAAGCCATGGTAGAGAAAGAGAAAGGCGTGAAATTCCACGCAGGAGCACCAGCTAAATACTGGTTTGAAGCATTAGAAAAGGAAGCGTAATGTCACTAGTACTAACATTAAGAGAAGGGCATGACTTCTATGTAGGTGATGCACGTATGGTGGTGGGTAAGGTACGCACTCCCATGGATTTTGACATCAAATCCGCAAGGGGTGTGCATCCAGTCACAGACCAAAAGTGGACTCAATTGTTAGAGGGTGTGCGAGTGCAAGCGGGTATCCCACGCGATATGTTGGGGCACATTGTACGTGTCACTATCGACGCTAAAGGTATCCGCGTACTCAGAGGTGACCTTTATCATCAAAACAAAGAACACAGATGTAAAACCTGTGGTGGTTCAGGGGTGTTATCACAACCACTATTTCAAACTAAAGGCACGGTCATGCAAGAGTTCCCTTGCCAAGACTGCAACAACGACTAAGAGAGAAGAACAATGAAACTAACTATTGGTATCCCTGTACATATTGGCAACATCCACGGCTACGTTTATGGTGGCCCATTCAAACACTATGAAGTAGGTACACGCAGACTGGTAGGTGTGAAGATGGCGGAAGAAATCGACCACCCACACGATATCAGCATCCCCACAGAAGACTTCTCAGTACCAAGTCAGCGCGATATGGAGCAAGGCCTAATCAAGGCTCTGGCTAGTATGAATCAAGGCAACGACATCTACGCTGGTTGCATGGGCGGTATTGGTCGTACAGGTCTATTCATGGGTTGTATGGCACGGGTGCAGTTCCATTATGCTGGTAGTCCTGACGACCCTGTGGCCTTTGTACGTAAACACTTTAAACCGCATGCGATTGAGACCAGAGAGCAACAGAACTTCGTGCGCAACTTTGATACCACGAAAGTGATTGAGTACATCCTAGCCCTAGAAGAGGCCAAAGAGGTAATCAAGTATGTAGCCAAGGTAGAGAAAGTCGAGGTAGTAATTACCCCATGGATGTGGTTCAAGCGCAAATTGCAATCAATTGCACCGTGGTAAATAAAGCTTGACTAATTTAGTCAATGTGATATTATGAACGTATAGAAAAGCACCACGGAGGGTGAGGATGGCAACGGCATTAAAAACAGACACACTAGCCTACCAGATAGGGGTTAGGCCACTCGTACAGCAAATAGATATGAGTGCTAATAGACTACACGCGGTTATTGACTCAATGAATCACTTTTTTGGGTACAGTGATGTTGGCGACGCTATTAACGTAGGCTGGAGTGAGCCCAAGCAAGCCTACCCAGAAGAGGACGCACTTACCTTCTACATGATGAATCACGCTGTGTCGTTGGTTCGTAAGAAGGTAGGTGTGTATTCTCCTCTAGGCAAGTACCTGCCAATGGTGGAGCACTACCACAATCAGCTAGCGATTAAGTCCACTCGCATGTTCTTTTACTTGTTGTTGATTTGCACCCGCGAATCCCGTCATGAGAAAACGGACTACCACAGCCCGTTGTGGACAGGGCTACAATCCAAATACGGCGCTAAGGTAATCAACTTCCACCAGAAGATTAAAGGCACAGGTTCTGATTCAGCGGCTCAAAGATTACGGGATAGCCCCCCAGATGTGCCTGTAGGCGTCTACACCGCATTCTTATCCGAGGTATTCCATACAGGTAAGTACAGTGGTGGGTTTGGTGGCAAGGCATGGGCAGATGTAGCAGATTGCTTGCATGCATTTGTAACAGGTGCCTACTCAGCCGAGATGATGATGGACACAGCGTTCACGTTATGTCACAACAACGGCCCAATCTTCAACAAAGGGATGCTATTCCACTGTTATGGGGATGACATCTACAAGATATTGGACGTACAACGCTCAGGCCAGATACCACAGCTAGTGTTAGAGGGTACGGTAACCTCCTCTAGTAGTACACGGGTGGCTAAGCTGTACAACCTATGCAGAGACCTCATCGGGGCAGAATTTGAGGGCCACGTAGATTGGTTTCAGGTAGAGATACTAGGGGCACTTAAAACATACACTAGTGAGCAAAAGAACCAAGTACAGAAATATGGGTACCCACCAAACCTCAAGGCAATGAAAGAAGCGCAAGCGGCAAAAGAGGCCGCAGAACTAGCCAAGAAAATTGAGGCAGAGAACAAGGCACTGGCAGAGAAGAAATCCAAGTACTTCAAAGTCACCCCTAAATTAGAAGTAAAGATAACAACGAGGCCAGACCATGTATAAAACAGCTAGCACAAAGCGATGCTTTCACAGCCACGCCCCTTTAATTATTGGCGGCAAAGAGGTGTTTGGGGGCTCGTGTTCTACCCCTATCGTGCATGATGCGGATATCTACGTGGGGCTGGATATGGGGCACCGAGAAAATAAACAAGCATACCCGTGGGAGAAGGGTGAATCGTTCCTGTTCTACATCCCAGATATGGGGGTGCCGTCTAGTGTAGATGACTTCAAAAATATGGTGGATTGGTTAGCCACCCAAATCATAGCCGACAAGAAAGTACACATCGGTTGTATCGGTGGGCACGGTAGAACAGGTACGCTAATGTCTGCATTGGTAGCGGTCATGGATGGCAATATGGATGCTATCTCGTATGTGCGCAAGAACTACTGCGAGAAGGCGGTGGAGTCTAGTAAGCAGATAGACTTCCTGCATACCAATTTTGGTATCACTAAAGTAGCCCCATCCAAGAACGATGTGTGGAGCTCACACTCTGAGACCAAATGGGAGCCAACCAGACAATCGACCAAGAAGTCTAAAGTAGTGTCTATCAAAAAGGACACCCAATCAAAAGCCGAAATGGGTAATCAGACTGTAAAACCTAACTCATCCTCCGCACTATGTCTGTGGGACTTAAGGGTAATACAGCTTGACAAATTATCTTAATATGATATTATGTATTATGAACAACGCACACAAACCAAGGAGGGTATATGGCAGTTAGCCTAGGTGCATCACACGGTTATGAAATCCTAGAGAAGCTAGGGGTAGCCAACCAACTTATACACACAAGCAAAGCACACCTAGTTACGGTAGCTCAAACGGTTACCTCCCTACTGTTCAAGGATAGTGAGGGGCAGGTGATAGGGTCGGTAGGTGTTACCTCTAAGGCGCTATCATTACTAAATCACGGGATTATGGGGCCAGCTTCAAAGGACGCCTTATGCAGTCAATGTGAGAGTGTTCTTAAGAAGTACTTAACCAACCACCCTCTTATGCAATCAGCCACGACGGGTATAGACTTTGCCAAGCTAGCCGATACCACGGTAGTAGCTTCCATGGGAGCTAAGTCAAGCCTAGCTAAAAGCCTATTCAAGGGTTCCGCTATCCTAAAAGGCAATAAGACGCTCAACGTAAAGGCCGATTCAGAAGAGGCTAATCTTTCTCTGGTGCAAGTCCAAGCCCATATGAAGGAGCTTAATAGCCCTATTGCTAAGAAAGGCGGCGGGAAGTCTTTATTCAGTGACCTAGCCATACTGTCAGAATCATGTAAGGTATACGAAGCTGTGGAAGGCACTAGTAAAGGCTCTGTGTATTACGTGGCGGCAGTCCTACAAGGGGTAGCATTAGCGGTAAGACACAAGCACAACAAGCTATCTATCCGCGTGGCTGGCTCAGAGTTGGACAAATACAAATCAGCATTACTTAGCGCAGGGTTTGCCTACAAAGACGGAGAGTACGCATCTGTCCACTACGAGGTGGTAGAGGATGATGTGGGGGTCAAAACGATTGGTGCTATTCTTGCTAAGCTAGGTCTACACAAAATGCAACAGGTAGCAGAACTAAACAAGGTGGTGGCACTATGAGCGCACTAGACCTTAAAGAAGGAAGCATAATCAAATCCCCACCGTTTCTAGGTGCTGTGAGTAAGGAGCCTGTGGTACTAAAGGTTGGCAGTAAGACGGTGGACGATATGTACGTAACAGCGTCATACTTCGGGGTGTACATGGGCTCAGCCTTTGTGTCCACTCTTAACGGTGTAGACACATGGGAGTGGACAGCATGAGAATCGACAACATGAGAACCGCAGAACAATCACTGTATAATATATCCGACACAGTTCAGGTACCTGTCTCTATAATAGATGGCGTGGTTCAAGGTAGTCGTAAAGCTGTCTACCAATTCCTAGAAGATGTGGGCATGCCATTTACCATGACTGCCGTCGCGTATTTTAGAGGGGTTCAGGATGGCGTGTTGTTTCATGTGGCTGGTAACCTATACCTTATGGTTAGTCACTACTACTCAACAGGCTCAACCAGCATCTACATTATTGACCAAGCTAAGTCAAAGGTACCGATGAAGAACCTGATAGACCCTAAAGGAACCCTACGCGATGTAGTGGATGAGATTAGGCATTGCATCATTAAAGTATTCCACCACAGAGATAGAAAGTGGCATCCACTTACGCTACCCCCAGCGTAGGTATAACAACTAACCGAGGAAGACTATGCTAATAATATGGACGGGCGCGAAGATAAACGAAATAAAGAACGTCTTCGGCCCAATAATAAGCACGTACAACATCCCCCACGCGATTCATAGCGACACAACCACACCACCAGAGGTAGACGACGGGGATGTGGTTTTAGCTTGTGGGACAAAGATACTAGAAGTCATTCAGAATCTTGAACTAGCCCCCAAGAAGAGGACAGTGACCAGCATGCGGGAGACAGCTATCCCTGCCTCAGGTGCTAATATCTTTATCACCTTTGACCCAAGCATCGTAAACAAGGACTACGCCAGACTCCCAGACCTACAATGGGATTGTCACCTTGCATGCAGACAACACGTACATGGGCACACTAAGCCAGTACTAGGGCAGTACGACTACGTAGAATCCCTGCACAACATTATTAACCGTATTGAAGAGAAGTACGAGGCCACAGGTAGTCCTGTAGAGGTAGCATCTGACTTGGAGACCCTAGGCCTAGATGAGTACCTACCTAATGCGTGGATTATCTCGGTGTCATTCACAGTGGACACAGGTAAGTCTGAGGTGGTGTACTTTGACAAAGACGAGAAGCTAGAAATCCCGCCACCCTTCCTAGACATAGATGAGATGAATTACTGGCAAGCACTCTGGTCACAGATTCATTGGATTATGACCACGCCTAAGGTGTCAATGCGCGGCGCTAACTTTAAGTTCGATTCCCGCTGGATGAATCATAAGTGGGGCATCTACTGCACTAACCACAGATTCGACACACTGCTAGTAGGCTCCCTACTAGATGAAAACCGCTCTAACTCCCTCAAGCTCCATGCCAAAATCTATACTCCGTTAGGCGGGTATGAGGATGACGCCAAGCAATACGACTTTAGCCGCGTGGACTTGATTCCAAAAGACGTACTACTGCCCTATGCTGGCGGCGACACGGATGCTACCTACCAAGTAGCAGTAGCCCAAAAGAAAGAACTCATCCGAGAAAAAGGACTAGCGAACTTCTACGTGAACCTGATGCACCCAGCTTCTAAGGTGTTTGAGAAGCTAGAGACTAATGGCATTGTGGTGGACGTACCGTACTACCAAGAGTTACGCACTCAGCTAGAGGTAGAGACCACACGACTACAGCATGATATGGTGGCGATGTTGCCAGCAATCCTACGCGAGAAGCACAAAGATAAAATCCAAGAGGCGTTCGACGAAGGCAAGAATCCAATGGGTGCCAAGTTGCTTAAGGACTTCCTGTTCACAGAAGAAGGCCTAGGCCTGAAACCTCAAATGGTGACAGAGAAAACTAAAGAGCCGTCTACAGCACTAGACCACCTCATCATGTTTGCGGATAACCCAGACGCTAAACAGTTCATTGATGTATTCACTGAGTATGGGTCGGCAAAGAAAACGCTCAGTACCTACGTGGTAGGGTTCCTAAGCCACCTCAGAAGCGACAACAGATTCCACCCACATTTTATGTTGTTCCGAGGCGGGTACGGGGACGACGATACGGATGCAGGTGCTGTGACTGGCCGTACCTCTGCGAAAGACCCAGCAGTACAGACCATTCCTAAACACACTAAATGGACTAAGAAGTTGCGCCGTGCGTTTATTGCGCCAGAAGGCTACACCATATTGCAATGCGACTACTCTCAAGGGGAGTTGAAAATCGCGGCGTGTGTGGCAGAGGAGCCAACCATGATTGACGCATACCTAAATGGCATCGACTTGCATGCGGTCACCGCGGCTCAGTTGACAGGTTATGAGATGGGTGAGTTCATGCTATTGCCAGAGGATGAGCGCGACGCACTGCGGTCACTAGGTAAGGCGGGTAACTTTGGTCTGTTATATGGTATGGGTGCCAACGGCTTTAGGGAGTACGCTAAGGCCTCATATGGTGTATCCATGACAGAGCAGGATGCCGCCAAGAAACGAGATGCATTCTTTGCCTTGTATAGCCGTCTACCAGAGTGGCATGAGGAATACAGAAACTGGGCTCGTAAAGACCTGCGTGTGATATCCCCATTAGGCCGTGTTCGACACTTACCTCTCATCAACTCTAGCAACAGTGAGGTACGGGCACAGGCAGAACGCCAGTCTATTAACTCACCGATTCAGTCATGCTTGTCAGACTTGATGCAGTTAGCTATGGTGGAACTAGATAAAGAGTACGGTCAACGCATCGTACAGATGTGCTTAATGACCCACGATTCCCTAGCCATGTATGTTCCTATTGGTGAAGAGATGCTGTGGGCACGTCGTGTTACAGATGTGATGTCCAACCTCCCTATTACCCGTTTGTTTGGGTGGAAGCCACAGCTACAGTTCACCGCTGATGCTGAGTGCTCTATGCCAGACGATGACGGCGTTAGAAGTTTAGCCTCGCTCAAAAAGCTCAAAGGCTATTAATTTGCAATTAACTGCACTTGTCGGGTAGCTCTTAATCGGTTAAGATTCGTTCATCTGATTGATTAAGGGTGACCCGTGCATACAGACTGTCCAAAATGTAGTAGTCCATCGGCAAGGTTCGTGCGGGACAGGCACGATATCATCCTGCGTTGTTTATGCGGGTACCACAAAGTAGTACAAACCACCCTAGAAGAAATACAGATTGAACACCGAGATACAGGTAAGAACGTAACTCTCCCAAGGCAGAAGACCAAGATATGGTACTGCCTAATGTCGTTAGTAGCTCTTAAAGTGGCTTCAACTACGCAGATATGGGTTACGATGAATCGGCAAGACGTAGATGAGCAGACGATGAGCGAGGTCTCTAGTCAGCTAACCGTACTCAGGTACAAAGGATTAGTGGAAGTCATCGACAACCGTAAAGGTATCCCCGGTGGCTCCACATGGCAATTAACAAAGCAAGCGCAGATTCTCACTGCAAACCTCTAGGGGCAACACCATGCACAGAAACAGAAGTCGGACTAAGAAATCAACTGCCACAGCTTTGGACAACCCAGCCCCAAGCACCAGCGAGGCACCAGATACCAAGGTCACATTTTATGGGGCGCGGGTAGCTAAGGCTGACTCCGCTATCGTGGTGAATGACATCTTGCATCAAGAGGACGACTTCACAGGCCTGTACTGGAGTGCTAAATCAGGTGCTCAGTTAGTCCTAGAACCGCCATACAACCCAGTCACACTACAAGCATTAACCCAGCGTAATAACATCCTGTCACAGTGCGTGGCGGCGATGGAGGTTAATATTGATGGTACGGGCTACACGATTGAGCCTGTGGACCAAACCAAAAAAGGCATGGCAGGTAACGCCCCAGAGCAGAAACAGCTAGAGGACTTCTTCGGTGAGCCCTACCCAGACACCAGCTTCATCTCTATGCGCCGTGAGTTGCGCTACGACGTTGAAAGTACAGGCAACGGTTACCTAGAAGTACTGCGCAACCTAGAAGGTAATATCGTATTCCTACGTGGCCTAGATTCAACCACAATGCGCCTATGCAGACTAGATGAACCAGTGCTAGTAGAGAAACAAATCACCCGCGGCACCGATACCTTTTCAACCAAGGTGTCTGCTCGTGAGCGTCGATTCGTACAGAAGGTAGGCACGAAGCTGGTGTTCTTTAAAGAGTTCGGCGCTAGTCGCCAACTTGACCGAAATACAGGCGCGTGGATTGAGGGCACTACTAAACTAGACCCATCAGTGAGCGCATCTGAGGTCATCCACTTCACATGCGAAAAGGACACCACAACACCCTATGGCGTACCTCGCTGGATTAACCAATTGCCATCTATCATGGGTTCACGTAAAGCCGAAGAGTTTAACTTGGAGTTCTTTGATTCAGGCGGCGTACCCCCTGCGGTAGTGTTCGTGCAGGGTGGTGCATTATCACCAGACGTAACCAAGCAATTAAACGGCTTCTTTGCAGGTAATGGCAAGGCTAAACATCGTGTGGCTGTGGTAGAGGTTCAATCTAGCTCAGGCTCATTGGATAGCGCTGGTACTGTGCAGGTGAAGACAGAACGCTTTGGTGACACGAAATCTAACGACTCTATGTTCCAAAACTATGACAAGGCGTGTGAAGACCATGTACGTGTAGGATTCCGCTTACCTCCATTGTTCCTAGGTAAGGCACAGGACTATAACTTTGCCACAGCACAGACCGCGTACATGGTTACTGAGGCTCAAGTGTTCCAACCAGAGCGTACTGAGTTCGACGAGATAATCAATATCAAGATTGTGCGCAGTCTAGGTGTTAAAGACTACGTAATTAAGTCCAACCCACTGACGATGAAGTCTGTGGACGTTCAACTGAATGCGATTGAGAAGGTGAAAGACTTGGTTGACGATGCAGAGCTTGTAGCTACAGTGAATGGTATCGTGGGCACCAACCTTAAGTACTCTAAGGAAAAAGTAGACGCCGCGGCAGAGGCACAAGCCAAAGCACTAGATGCACAAAACCAAGGCCAACAGCAACAATCAGAACCGCCTGTTAGAGGTAAGCCTAATTTAACTGCTGTAAAATCAGAGATGAATCCTACTGAGATTGTAGGGCTAGTATCTCGCTGGAATGTCGCGGTAGGTATTCAGGCAGGTATCATGGACGTGAACGAAAAGCAGATAGTACTAACCAAAGTAGCCACCTTAGAGGGTGAAGAATTAGACCTGTTCAATAACGTGCTGGCCTCTAAATCATTCCTAGGCTTTGATGTAGGTCTTGGTTTAGACGACATAGCTTGTGGTTGCTCCAAAGCGATGACTGCTAACTAGTATGGCAGTTTCTGTAGAGGCGATTATAGCGATTGAGGAAAGCTTAACCCAAAGGTTAAGTCTGACCTACAACAAGCTCGCGGCTAACTACCTGAGACAGCTTCTACCTGCGGTGGAGGCACAGGACTGGAATACGGCTGAGCAGATTGCAAACTCCATTGATGTAACTCCTGTGTTTGAACAGAACAAGGCTTACATAGAGTATTGCACGTATGCGGCTATGATATTCGGGGCCACTCGCCTAACCAAGAAAGCAGACCAGACCATCATCACCACGCGAGACCACTCAAGTGAGATGAATAAGGGCACTGCATTACTACAAGTCACTCTACAGAGCGTGGCTAAGCGCATGAAGGAATCCATCTTAGAGGAACTAGACCGAGTGCGGCTAGACCTACGAGTGAACACGGTAAAGGCGGCACGACTAGCCCAGCCGTTCCAGTCATTCGCTGAGAAAGGCGCTAGCACCCTACAACTAGTATCCCAGCTACACACTAGTAGGCTATCTGCGTTCGGCTTCACGGCTGAGGCAGAGGTGCTAGGTGTGACCAAGTACAGTATCAGTGAGCAACTAGACACCAGCATCTGCCCGATATGTGCTCACATGCACGGTAAGAGTTTTAGGGTGGTGGACGCTAGAGGTACACTAGAGCGTATCCTAGACACCACAGATGCAGATGAACTAAAGACACTACAACCATGGCCTAAGCAGAACAAGGAAGGCGTAGCGGCATTCAAGAAGCTAACCGCTGATGAGCTCGTGGTGAACAACTGGCATATCCCACCGTTCCATGGGTCTTGCCGTGGCTTACTCGTAGCATCTAAAGATGTACCGCCATTGAACCTACTACCTAAGAACGACCTTCCTCTAGGCGACCCAGCATGGGCACCATGGGCTAGTCTATTACGTGACGTGGACAAGAATACGATTGTGGCTTACGCAAGCTCAGACTACACCAGTATCAATAAGTACCTACGCTTTGGTGGTAAGGGGCTTACGGTTGCCACTAGCGCGAGTGTGGAAGCTAAAGTACGTGTACTACAGGAAGTATTTAAAAAGGCTCCTACGGTTCCTGCTGGCGACGCTATTACCTTGGTGTACCGCGGAATCAGAAGCACACCAGCGATACAGAAGAAGTACAGTGAGGTCACGATTGGCTCAGTCATCCGAGACAAAGGCTTCGTATCTACCTCTAAAAACATGGGGCAGGCCTCATCATTCAGTATCGGTGAATCTGGCATCCTCGTAGAGATTGAGTTACCTGCTGGCACTAAGGTGCTGGATATGGCGGCGATGAATCTTGAGGGTGTACTTGGGTCTGAGCAAGAAGTGCTACTCAAGGCTAATTCTGCATTCTACGTAACAGGTGTGGAGCGTCACCCAGACGGCACCTTAGAGAAGTTAAGTCTGAGGGCGGCACTATGAGTAAATTCATATGGGAAGAGGACGAAGTGCGGATAACCCCGCCGAAACCACCTGCCAAAAAGACAGAGCCAGAACCAAATCCAGTTGACAGGAACCAGCCACCTAAGTAGAGTTAGTGCAGTTAATTGCACATAGGTGGCAGAGATGTCTACAACAGAAAACACAAAGCCACAAAGCGTGGTATTCAAATTAGCGGATGAAGACCAGCGATTAGTATTCGCAGAGGTCTACGCCCCTAACCTCCCAGACACAGACAATGACTTCATGGATGCAGAGGGCATTCAGAAGATGGCCTATAAGTTCATGACGGATATGAACCTACGCCAGATTGATGTTCAGCACGATAACAATGCAGTAGCGGGTGCATGTGTGGTGGAGTCGTTTATAGCACGTAAAGGAGACCCAGACTTCATAGAAGGAGCATGGGTGGTCGGCGTCCATATCGCTGACGACGAAACATGGAACAAGGTCAAGAAGGGTGAAATCAACGGCTTTAGTATGGAAGCCATGGTCACCCGCACCAAGACCCAGTTAGAGATAGAAGTACCTCCTGTCATCCGTGGGCTCACAGCTAAAGCGGCAGATGATGACCATGAGCATGAGTTCTTCGTAACCTATGACCCAGAGGGCAACTTCGTCGGTGGGCGTACAGGTATGGCAGAGGATGGGCACTTCCACGAAATCCGTAAGGGCACCACCACAGAGACCACTAATAACCACTTTCACTTGTTTAGCTTTGTAGAGGGCTTGATAGCATGACCGACCTATTGAAAGTATTAAAGGCAGAGCCTGTGCAGAAGGTGGGTAACGGTAATAATCAGTATCAAAAGAAATACCCACGCAAAGGCTCTAAAACACACAGTACCAAAGATGAAACAGGTCTGACTCATAACTTCTATAGTCAATTAGGTGTGCGCACAGATTAAATTAGTATAAAATGCCTGTGCAGTTAATTGCACAGGTTGTTAGGTAGAGGAACTATCTGTTACATTTCATAAAACGGTTGAGGTAAATACGATGGCACTAGTTACAGTAAATGCAACAAAACTGGAAGAGGCGAACGTCTCGTACATCTCATTGGTAAAACGTGGGGCAAACAGGATTCCGTTTCGTGTCATCAAGAGTGATAAACAGGAGAAAGATATGATTAATTTAGCTAGTATTTTTAAGGCCGATAAGACTGTGAAAGCTGAGAAGCCTACAGTTGGCATTATGGGTATTGTGGTTGAGAAATGTGACCACAACGCTCAAGTACAGGAGGCTATTAAAAAAGCTGGCCTAGACTTCAACTTCATGGAAGAACGTGAAGACGGCACTGTAGTGTTCAAAGCTACAGAAGCACCACTAGAGATGGAAGGTCTGCAAATCGTTAAGATGAGCGACGACACTGTAGTACTGATGAAAGGTTTCGACCCCTACTCAGACATCTTGACTTTCATGGACGCCGCTAACGCACAAGGCTTCTACCCAGCAATCGGTAACGCATTTGATGCATTGCGCACAGTAACAAGCAAAGCATTGCGTGAATCAGCTAGCCCAGAAGAAGCAGTAACTAAGATGGGTGAAATCCTTGGAGAGTTTACTAAATACGTGTTAGATGCCGCTAACAAAATACCAGCGGTGGCGTTCAAGGCTGACGACGAAGTATCTGCTACATTGAAGGCAGAGAAATCTAAGTCTAAGATTTTGACCGAGCAAGAAATGAAAGACAAAGGTATGTCTGATGTTGAAATCAAGGCATACATGGAAAAGAACAAGGTTACCCCAGCGGCTAAAGCAGATGAGCCTACAGGTACCGATGCAAGTGCTGTTACAGATACAGGCACCACAGAGACTACCGTAAAGGCAGAAGGCGATAAGCCTACAGAACCAGCTACCGATATGGCGGCAGTGATTAAAGCGGCACTAGATGCGGCTTTAGCTCCACTAACCGAAGCACTCTCTACAGTTACAGGCGCGGTAGATGCCGTAACTAAACAAGTATCTGATATGGCAGAAGTCCAAACTACATTGACTTCTAAAGTAGCGGAAGTAGAAACAGTAGCGAAGTCTGCTAGTGATTCTATGAAGGGTATCGTAATCGGGTCTGTACCTGCGGACGACACTCAACGTCATTCAACGACTACTAAGTCAGTGGATGATGAAGACCCTCGCACAGGGGTGTTCGACACAGCGTTCATTAGTAAGAGCGCTCGTGGCGGTAAGCGTTAATAGCTGTATTTCTTAATAAACAAATTGGAGTATTAATATGTCAACAAATCAAGACCTTATCAAGAAAGCAGACATTGCGCTAGCAGACTTGAGTTCAGACGGTGGTTTACTTAACCCAGAGCAAACGGACAAATTCATCCGTACATTGATTGATAGCCCAACGCTATTGAATCGCGCTCGTGTGGTTACAATGAACTCACCACAACGCAAGATTAACAAAATCGGTTTCGGTTCACGTATCATGCACGCGGCTACATCTGGCGTTGCATTAGGTTCTGGTAGCCGCTCTAAACCTGACTTAGGTCAAGTAGAGTTGAACACCAAAGAAATCATCGCTGAAATCAATATTCCATACGATGTATTGGAAGACAACATCGAAGGCGGTAATATCGGTGCGGCGTTACAACAAGGTGGTGGCGGTCTACACAACACAATCGTGCAATTAATTGCAGAGCGTGCGGCGTTAGACTTGGAAGAGTTGGGTATCTTGGGTGATACAAGCTCAGGCGACCCATACCTAGCTTTAGTTGATGGTTACTTGAAACGTGCTACAGGCCACATCGTTAATGGTGGCGGCGGCGCTATCAGTAAGAACTTGCTTAAAGCTGGTGTTAAAGCCATGCCAGACAAGTACCTACGTAACCGTGGCGCACTAGCTCACTTGGTTTCAGTGGACAATGAAACAGAATACCGTGATACCTACGCAAGCCGTCAAACAGCTTTAGGTGATGCACAGTTACAAGGTACAAGCCCATTGTTCGCATACGGCTCTAACATCTTGGCAGTGCCTTTAATGCCACAAGCCCAAGGTCTGTTCACTGACCCACAAAACTTGATTTTCGGTGTGCAACGTAAAATCAACATCGAATTTGATAAAGATATCCGCGCTCGTACATTCATCATCGTGTTGACTGCTCGCGTGGACTTCCAAATCGAAGAAACCGATGCAGTGGTGCAGTACACCAACATTGGCTAATCGTAACTGATTAGTGTTAAACTAAAAGCTCTCGACTGTAGTGGTTGGGAGCTTTTTACTTATACGGAGAGATATCATGGCAGTAAACCTAAGCAAGAATGATAAGGCGCAAGCTAAAGCGCAAGCCCAACAAGCCGCTAAAGCAGGTACACAAGACCAAGCCAAAGACCAGAACCAAGCGCCAGTTGCGGCGGCAAAGGCACCAGAAGTGACCTTTCTTAAACTAGCCCAGTTGTCTACCTACGTGCACTCAGACGGTAGCGTATTCCGTGGCGCAGACATCTATGAAGTAACCCTGCCTAAAGCGGAAGAGTTACTGGCAGAAGCGTCACCAGCAGGCGTACCATACTTTAAAGAAGTAGCAGACCCAGACGCTACAGCAGTTGTGTCTAAGATTGCTAAGGTAGCCCAAACGGTTGAACCAGACCCAGCACCAGCAGAAACAGGTGATATCACTACAGATACCCAAACTCAAGCCCAAGGCGACGTGATTGACACGACAGCAGGCGAGGACGAAGACGACTTAGGCGACGACACAATCACTATCACTCATGCAGAAGGCACTGGCGAAGGCGCTGATGAAACAGGTGAGCAAGGTGTGGTAATTGGTGAAGGTACTGGCGAAGGTTCAGAAGGTACAGGTGCTGATGCAGACAACACAGGTGAGACCGATACAGGTACAGTAGCGCTTAAAGATGCTAACGGTACTGATGTTGGTGTGACTGTTTAATAAGTAAAGGGGATAGGCATGGCAAGCATTATAACGGCACAGGACGTAATGGGACGTATGGGCCTACCTGATGTAGACGGTGTGGTGGAGACAATTAACTCTGCGCTAGTAGCCGCCCATGCCCGATTCCAAGGATTGTTGGACACTAAGTTCGATGAGACCCCGACTACTAAAACAGACCTATTCTTCCCAGAGTCTGACTACTTCCCAGTGGTAGAGAATAAGTACATCAAGCTAAGATTGCGCAGAGCGTTTATCAATCCAGCGGGTTCAGTGTTGGTGCGTGTGGGCAGAGAAATAAACTCTGAATCAACCACGCTAGCACCGCCTGACTACTTCGTAGACCATGAGAAAGGGATTGTGCATGTAGCGGAGAAGTACCTAGACCAGTACATAGCCGTATCGTATCTGGCTGGCTTCACTGATACCGACAACCCAGCACCAGAGTGGTTGAAAGAGGCGATACTAGCTTACATGCCATTCGTACTTAATAATCAGCAGTCCACAAATCGGTCTGACGAGCAAACAGGTATATCCAAGAAGATTGCCGATATGTCGGGTGATATGGTTGCTCCATACATGCGCGGATTTGCGTTTCAGTACAGGCCGATGTTCTAATGCTTAGCGTAGGGCTTAAGCTTAACGATAAGGCACTTCATGAGCTTGCAGATAAGCTCATCCCTGCCTTAGACACCACTGACATCCTAGATGAGGCCAGCGCCATCCTATTGAATCGGATACGTACTAGATTCCTTGCAGAGACAGACCCAGAGGGTAAACCATGGGTACAATCGCAAGCGGCTAAGCGTAGACGTGAGAAGGGCGGCACGGGTACATTGTTTGCCACAGGTAGATTGTTCAGGTCGATTCAGTTGCACTCTGTAGGTCCTGACAGTAGAGCGATTAGCACAGATGTACCGTATGCTAAAGTTCCACAGTTAGGGTTAGCAGGGCAAGAGAAGCGGGTGTACTTAGGCTTTGTGGATGAGGATGCGCGGCTAGTAGAGCGCCTATTAGAAATCAGAGTAGGAAAGGTAATGTAATGGCACAACCAACGGCACAGGATTGTATAGATGACGTAGTAGCCAAGCTTAAGGCTTCTGGTGAGTTTGGGGTGACGGCTAATAAAGAGAAGGTGTTCACTGTTTACTCAGAGGAGGACCTATTCGATAAGTCTAAGTACGTAGAGTTCCCCGCGGTAGGTCTGATGTATGAGGGCACCCGCGCTAATGGTCTCGACCCTAGCAAGCAGGGCTTAGCCTCTGACTGCACACTTGCCATCGTCCTACTGCTTAACGGTAAGTCTGTGGGCGGGATAAACACACAGCACGAAGGGTCACGCATCCTTAGTGAGGTGCGTAAGCAGTTCAAGAATAACTGCGGTAATTCACCAACAGGGCACAAATGGCGCTTTGTTAGTGAGATACCTGCGGGGCAAGTCAATGGCTTGTTTGTATTCATTCAACGCTGGTCTACCGCTATCATCATGACCTAGAAAGATTTGGTCGGAGGAATGCGGGGCGTATAGAATCTAACCTAGTAATGGAGAGCACTATGATTAACGGTATTAAAGTCAAATTTATTCGTAACCATGAGCATAAAGGTAGCCAATACCGCCATGGCACAGAATTAACAGTTACACCAGAAGAAGCTAATTTGTTCTTTAGCTTGGATGTGGCTGAGAAGGTAACCGAAGCACCAGCACCTAGAGTGACTGAGGCCAGAGGTGAAAAGGGTGCGGACTAACCGCAAGAAGTAACTATCAACGTAGTTTATTAGGGAGGCATTATGTCTACAGAAAAGATATCAATTAACGCATTACTTGGTGATGGTGGGGCTAAACTTAACGACGGACTACGTGCCGTCCTACAAGAACTCCAAGGTTTTACTCAAGTAGTGGTTACAGGTGCGGCGGCAGGTGTGGCTATGGCAGTGGACACTATTCGTGACACTGACCACATTTGCGGTGCGGTAGTTTATACCAATGCTGGTGGTGCACCAGTTGACGGCAAGGCTAATATCACAGCACAGAGCGTGCGTGCACAAGGTACAGTTACATTGGCGGCAGTGTTGGACGGCGATACGTTCACAACTAACGACACTGTGTACACGTTTAAGGCCACACCTACAGCGGCAACAGATGTACGCTTAGCTGGCACCAACGCAGAAAACGCGGCTAAACTAGTTAAGGCTATTAATGACCATGAGAACCGCCGTGTGAATGGCAGTCCTAACTTAGTCTTAATCAAGGCCTCAGCAGTGGGTGCAGTGGTAACTATCCGTGCGGTTCGTGAAGGTGTAACAGGTAATGACATTTCATTACTAAGCTCAAACAACACTCGCTTAGCAGTAACGGCTGGTGGCAAATTATCTGGCGGCACATCTATTGGTAGCATCAAGTCTACAGACAACTTGACTGGTAAGACAATCGTACTGTCCTACTACTCAAAACCAGTAGCACAAGACTACAATGAGTACGACCCAGAAGAAGTAGCGTAGTCAGGCCACGGCTGTTTAACAAAGAAATAATAGAAATCAAAGGAGTACACAATGAGTACGTTTGACGGTAATAACTTCTACTTTTCAGGGCAAGGTGTTGTTCTGATTGGTAAGCGCGATGCGCAAGGTAAGTCTAAAGGCTTATCACCAGTAGGTAACGTGTCTGACTTAAAAATCAGTATCGCTACTACTAGCTTAGAGCACAAAGAATCACAAACAGGCCAACGCGGTATTGACTTACGCTTGACGACAGAAACTAAGGCCACTTTATCAGTGACTTTGGAAAACTTCGTAGCGGCTAACTTGGCACTTGCTTTACGCGGTGGCGAAACACGCAAGACTGCTGGTGCGGTTACAGCAGAAGCACCTAAGTTATACTGGGGTAAAGTAAGCCCATTGAAATACGTGGGTGTGAGTGCAGTGGTAGTTCAACGTGGCGCACAAACTTTGACAGCGTATGTAGATGAAAACACTGCGTATGACTACAAGTTGAATGCACAAGCTGGCTCAATCCTGTTTAACGATGGTAAAACATTGGCATTGACTACTAATGCAACTACAGGTGGTGTGGTGCCGACTGCGGTTGTTGTGGGAGCTGATACTACTATCACTGTAGCTAATACTGCCTCAGCAGGTGATTCAGTTGCGTTAGCTGGTTTCACAGGTGCAGATGCGGCATTGTTGAATAACAAGACTCACGTTATTGTTTCAGCAACACCAACAGCCATCGTGATTGAAACAGACACTCTAGGTAAAACAATCACAGTGGGTACACCACTAGCAGTATTTGACGGTGTGGCTACAAGCATCGCTTACAACTTTGCAGGCCAGAACATTGTTGATGCATTGACCGAAGGTACCCAAGAGCGCTTCCTACGCTTTGAAGGCCTGAACACTGCGGATGACAATGCCGCTGTGGTGGTTGAAGTGTTCAAGTTCGTAGTTGACCCAACTAAAGACTTGTCTTTGATTGGTGACGGTATCGGTCAGTTCGTATTGGAAGGCAACGTACTAGCCGACCCATTACAACCAACTGGTTCTAAGTACTTCAAGCAAACATTGCTACGTTAATCCGTAACTAGTGATACACTAATGCAGAGGCCTCAAAACCCTCTGCATTTTTGTTTATCCTTAGGAGCCGTGTATGCAAGTAGTAAAATTGTCAGACCTTATTCCCCAGACTGATACTGTAGAAGTACAGACAGGTATCAGCATCCAATTGAACCCGCTTAGCCTAGAGCAGATTGCCAAGCTATTCTGGGAGCAACAAGACCAATTCCTAGCTATCTACCAAGAAGGCACCAAAGCTGAGCCGAACTACGGCCCAATGGTACTAGCCGCCCCTCGTATGGTGGCTGAGATGATTGCTATGAGTGCAGGTCAAGAAGAACAAATAGACACCGTACTCAATCTAGCTGGTACTGTGCAATTAACTGCACTCGCTAAAGTGTGGCGCTTATCGGTGCCCGACCCAAAAAAATTGACCGAAGCTCTAACGGAACTAATGGGAGAGCTTCGCAAAACAAGCGCGGCAGTGGCTCAGCCAAAAGTAACAGAGAAAGAGCAATCGAAGCCTTCGAGCACGACATAGCCTCATCAATCTCTATCCTACTAAGGGATGGATTTACCTTGGATAAGGTTCTGAGATTGTCCTTGCGGCAGATTCAGGGCTTTATTAGTCTGTCTGTAAAAAGTAAGGCCAGTGAGGACCTAGCGCTGGCTTTAATTATTAGGATGGCTCATCATGCAGATGGAAAGAAGTTCAAGGAATTTATGCAAGCCTTAGATAAGGAGTAGACCGTGGCAGTGTCAGCAGAATTACAGATACTAATTACGGCAGTTAATAATGCCAAAGCCCAAATCACCAGTCTGGTTAAAGACCTATCTGGTGTGTCTGCGGGTGTCGATAAGATTAACGGTAAGGACATTGGTACCAAACAGAATACCCAGCTAAAGGAGCTCGGCGCTAATGCTAAGAGCGCGACTGATAGCATGGGTATGTTTGCACTTAAAGCCGCCGCCGCGGTGGTCGCTATTCGTGGTCTTATTGCCATCCCAGAGACGTACAAGCAGATTGACGCTAGACTACGTATCGCCGCTGACAGTCAAGCGGACTACAATCGCTCTCAAGAAGAAACTACCCGTATTGCATTGGCCTCACGCTCATCACTAGAGGGTGTAGCAGGTCTTTACACCAAGCTTAGGGTCAATGCACGGTTAGCCTCAGACGACGCGGCACGCCTCACAGAAATCATTGGCAAGGCTACTCAGCTAGACGGTGGCGGTGCAGGTGCAGATGCGGCTATCTTCCAGTTACAACAAGGCTTGTCCTCAGGCACATTACGTGGTGAGGAATTAAACTCTGTCTTAGAACAAACACCATCACTAGCTAAAGCGTTAGCAGACGGCTTAGGTGTGTCTGTGGGCGGTTTACGTCAGATTGCGCAAGACGGTAAGCTTACGGCTGAGGTGGTGCGAGACTCCCTATTCAAGATGCAGGGCGACGTAGAGAGCAAGTTCAACCAACTACCAGTAACGACAGGTCAGGCGTTTGAGAACATCAAGACCAAGGCCATCCTAGCTATTGGTAGTATCGACCAGCAACTAGGTATCACCTCTACTATTGCTAAAGGTATCCAAGCAGTTGCGGATAACTTAGAGCCTATCATTAAGGCTGGTGCAATCGTAGGCGCAATTTTTGTTGGGTTAAAGGTACAGGCACTCATCGCGTCCTCAGGTATGCTCACGCTCGCAGGGGCTACAGGTGCCTTAGGTGTGGTCATGGCGGCAGTGTTCTCACCTGTTACTCTGGTTATAGGCGCATTCGCGGGTCTGATTAAGTTCTTCACAGACGGGATAAACGCATCCAATGCACTCACAGAGACGGTGGCAGAAGAGGTTACTGTGTGGGAGGTGTTTGGTGCGGTCTTGGGTATCGTGGGTGATTCTATCTCTAACGTGATAGGCTTCATAGGGGACCTTACAGGGCTCATGCCTGTGGGTGGAAAAGCTATAGATGAGTTTGGTAAGCAAAACGAAAAGACTTGGACAGAATCAGGCGGGTTCGCTCGTAACTTCTTTAACGGTATCGTCGGGTTCCTGCCTATGCTGGGTCGTGCATTAGCGGCTACAGCGGTTCTAATCAAAGAGGGCATATCACAACTATTCTCAAGCATCGCGGATGAGGCTAGGGCATTAGGCAAAGACCTACAGAACGTACTCAAGGGCGACCTCACATTCAGCAACCTAATTAAGTCAGGCGCTGATAGCAAGAAGGCGTTCTCTAACCTAGGTAAGCAGTACGCCGAGAACATGAAGGATGCACTAGATGCAGGCCTAGGCACGGACTATGCGGCTGATATATTCAAGTCAATCAATAGTCGTATCAATGAGGAACGTAAAAAGAAACCAATCGTAGCGGATAAGCCTGCCTCACTATTACCTGAGCAGACTAAAAAGGGCTCAGCGGCTAGTGCATTTGGTTTAGGTCAAGATGAAATCAATGCGCTTAAGACCGTGCTTGATGGCATCACCAACGACATTAAATCTAGCCTAGCCCAAGCGTCTAAAATCTACGATGAGTCCTATAAAGACAACCTCATTAGTATCAATGAGTTCTACATCGCACGTCAGGGCATTATCGACAAGCAAGCCGATACTGAGATAGAGGCAGAGCGTACATTGCTGTCTGCACTCCAAGCAGAGCGTGCTAAGGTCGCTAACACGGCTGTGGGTGATAAAGAGCAAGAGAAGAAACGTGCCAAGCTCGCGGACATAGATAACGAGATATTCAAAATAGGGCAGAAAGTCCTACAGATAGACAAAGAGCGTGGTTTCGCTACCTCAGATATTGCCCGTAATCGGGAACGAGATAGCAAAGCGTTACGTGAACAACTTGCAGACATAAGATTAGCCAATGATTTGGTTGCAGGGGTAGCTACCTCTGAACAACGTGCCGATGCAATCCGTTTACGTAACGCCGAGCTATTACGCAAGGCTCAGGAAAACGAGTCAGAGAACAAAGGCGCAACTGCGGCAGTAGAGCGCAAGATAGAGATTGAGATTAATCAGGAGACTCTTGACCGCACTGAGACTGAGTTTAATGCAGTCATGGCTCGCTTGCGTGCTAGTCAAGAAACAGTCGATATCCAACGCAAGAACGGTATCCTAACCGAGACTCAAGCGCGTGAGCAATTAGTCATCCTAAACCGCCAAGCGGCAGATGACTTGGATGTACTCATTCCTAAATTGGAAGAAGCGGCTAAGGCATTAGGCCCTGAGGCTCAAGCAAGGGTAGCAGAGTGGCGTAATCAAATAGCGCAGACTCGCTTAGTGGTGGACGAAACCGCTGTGCGTATCAACGGCGCATTCAAGGATGGAGCAAGCACTCTATTCAAAGACCTAATCACTGGCGCTAAGAATGCTAAAGAGGCTGTGTTGGACTTCGCTAATACCTTCCTTAAGGCGGTAGCAGATGTAGCGTCCCAGAAGCTTACAGATAGCATCTTTGGTGGTGTGGCAGGAGGCGGGGGTGGTATCGGTGGTATATTATCTGGCCTATTCGGGGATAAACCGAAAGAGAAGGGCTCTAATCCAGCCGACCCATTGTACGTGCAGGACGCAAGCAAGGCGACAGAGAAACTAGGCGACGTAGTTAATCCAACTGAGGGCGTGCTTGATACCTTCTTTACTAAAGTGAAGACAGGCTTCAATAGCTTAGTAGACATTGGCTCTAATGTATTCAAGCAAATCGGTGGGTTCATTAGTAATCTATTCTCTAGCACAGGGGGTAGCGGTGGCGGCGGGATGGGTAGTCTGTTCGGCTCTATAGCGGGTATCTTCGGCTTTGCTGAGGGTGGTTACGTGTCAGGGGCTGGTACAGGTACATCTGATTCCATCGTAGCCAAGCTATCAAACGGTGAGCATGTTACTAGGGCTAGTCAGACAGCTAAGTGGTTGCCATTGTTGAATGCAATTAATTCAGGCGCGATAGATAGTATGTCTGGGTTATTTGGTATGAGCATACCGACACGACCTTACTTCGCTGGCGGTGGTTTAGTAGATACGGCGGCTCAGGCTGGTGGTCAAGGTACGCAAGCTAGTCAGTCTAACCAAGCACAGACAACCAGAATCGTAAACGTGATTGACCCTGCTATGGCTGGAGAGTACTTGCAATCAGCCGCTGGTGAGAAAGTCCTAATGAATTTTATTACGAGGAATAAATCTGGGGTAAAATCGGCTATCAGCTAATTTGCAGTTAATTGCACAAACAATAAGGAATCAAGATGGCATACGAAATTGATACTGCTTCCAACCACGTAGACCTGTTAGCTAGATTGCGCAGGTTTATTACTGGTCGGGCAATCCTCACTACTCCAGTTAAGACAGGCACAGGTAATGGTGTGATGTCGGCAGTAGATAGCTACCCAGTGGCAGTGACCGAAACATGGACAATTACTTGTACAGTAGCGGCGGCGAATGGGGGCACGTTCTCGGTGGTGGGCTCTGTGTCTGGTGCTCAGACCTCAGCAACCGTGGGGACGGCTTACGACAACGGTATAGTTAAGTTCTTGATTAGTGATGGGTCAGCAGACTTTATCGTGGGCGATAACTTTGTCTTTAGTGCCACTCGTGGGGCAATGTCCGTAGAGGGCACCCCATGGGAGTTACTGCGTTCAGACAGCACAACTCTTATGGTTAAAGGCAAAGGCTTAGCAGGTACTGAGGAGATATACGTTAACTTCAAGATATTTGAAAACATCCCCTCAGACATCTATAACTTTGTGTGTCAGGGTGCGGCAGGGTACGTGGGAGCAAGTGCGGTAGACAATCAACCGGGGCAGTCACCTAAAGTGGGTTTGACCTTATGGAATGCACCAATGAAGTACTGGTTCATTGTTAATGGTCGCAGGGTTATTATTGTGGCTAAAGTTTCTACCTACTACATTGCTGGATACTTCGGTTTAATACTTCCGTATGGTACGCCACAGCAGTACCCGTACCCATTGTTTATTGGCGCAAATATGCCTAATAACAGTGATGCCACTAATAGTAATTACAACACTAGCAACTATTCTCTGAACTCAGGAGTGAACTCTAATTATTGGAGCCCAAGATGCGCTAGCAACAATCACCCCTCTGAGTACAACGCACAGACCGATGTAACTCAGTCAATGCTGTATTGGGTAGACGGCTCATGGCAGGACTTTACGCAATTCTCCTCTAGTTTGAACTACCACACGTCCGTTCCTACGAATGTGAATGTAGTCCTCCCTATTAACAACAATTGGATAAGAGACAACGTAGACGGCACCTATGAGTTAACACCACATCAACTAGCCATAGTAACGCCAGCTAATGCGCTAGCGGGAGAGTTGGACGGTAGTTTCTTTGTGTCTGGCTTTAGTAATGGCTCAGAGAACATAATCAACGTAGGGGCAGATTCCTATGTAGTGGTTCAAAATGTATTTAGAAACGGCGTAGCAGATTTCGCCGCTATAAAATTAGCTTAAGGAAAGATAATGGCTTACGAATATGGTATAGCAACAAGCGCGGCAGACCTCCTAGACAAGATTAGGGTGGTGGCACTGGCTCGAGGGTGGACAGTAGATAACGACAGTAACCCATCAGCTACATCACGTAGGTTATCATTGCATGTAGGTGACGCATACTTCCACCTAGTCTCTGAGACCGCTAACGCTAGTAATTCCCCCTCTCAATTAGGGCCATGGATATACGGCATGATGTCCACAGGGTATAGCGGCGCGGCAGACTACTTAAACCAACCCGGTACTGCTAACATAGCTGGGGACAGTAACGCCTATCGTAGATGTATGTGCAATAACTTGGTTGGCCCATTCACGTCTTACAGGATATTCTCAGGGGCTAACTATATCCATACAGTGATTGAGACTAGCCCTAACGTGTTTTCCCATATCGCCATAGGCGTACTGAATAAGTATGGTACCTACACAGGCGGTGGCTATATGTCCACGACTAGCTGGTACACCTCCTCATCATCAAATAGTTACCCAGACCGAATTGAACACTGCTACCTATTTGATATGAACACAGGGCTAATAAACTCTGGGTATAGATGGAACTCCATACTATTTAGGGGAGATATTGACGGTAAAACATGGTTTTACAATATGAACACTGCTGACCCTAGAGTGCTAGGGTTCATGAGGACTGAGAATACCTATTCAGGGCTTAATAATGCAGTAGGGCCAATGGCAGTACATATGGCTAGAACACCTAATGCCTTTAACTTGGTGTCGCCGTTGCTACCCGCGGTTCTGCATGTGGCTAGGGGCTCTGGCCTATATTCTCCTTTAGGTGAAATACCAGACCTAAGAGCAGTGAACATGACCTACTTAAACGCAGGGGATGAGCTAACGATAGGGGCAGATACATGGATTATTCTCCCAGCTAAATCTGCATCTTTCCCTATTAATACCGCAGGAGCGGCAGTTTCTTCTGGCACCTATGGGTACGCCTATAAGAAAGTAATGTAATGGCTACGTTAACTGGCATCTACAAACCCGCAGTCGTATTCAAGAACCCTACGGGGTACAGTACTCCTATTCTTGAATCTAAATCTCGCATGCCTAATGCTAGAGCACTGTGGGCACCTACTGCTAATAAAGTAGGTACTGACAATAACGGGGCCCAACCAGTTCAGACCCCATCTCGTGCCGTGGGCGGCGGTAGAGCTACGTCCTACTTGAATGACTACTACTATAGAACGCACATAGTCCCAGCTAAGATTGACGTAGGTAATATTCTATCCACCCAGCTAAAAACAGTTGAGGTGTGGAATGCTCACTTCGTGCCTAATCAGTTAACTAGTATCACTGAACAGGCGACAGATGGCATAACCTTATCCAACGTGGCAAGTCCTCCCCTAACATACCAAGGCTTACAGTCAAGGGTGTACACGGTGAGTATATCTACTAACGGCCCAGCGACTATCAATGCCAAGTTCAGCTATGACTTTACACTAGACAGCTACAACCCCTTGTTGAACATCGTAGGCTTGCGTGTACTCGCTTGGTGGCCTAGACCTAACTGGGATACACCGTTACTAGAACGCTGGGAGTGGTTGACTAATGTAATGACCTCTACCAATCGTAAAGAGCAACGAGTAAAACTACGTGGTATGCCTCGTAGAAGTCTTGAGTACGCTACCGTCATTAAGAGCAACAGTGACCGCCAAAAGATGGAGAACCTCTTGTTCTCATGGCAGTCTCGTACCTTTGGTTTACCTATGTGGTTTGACCAAGAGTTCTTACAGGCTGACTTAGCCGCTGGGCAAATCAATATCCCTTGCACCACAGCTACCCGTGATTACCACATTGGTGGGTTGGTGGCCTTACTCAACAATGAAAGCGATTTTGAGATTGGGACTATCACTAATGTGGGTGCAAACAGTGTGACCGTGAATACCCCGATAGCCAAAACATGGCCTACTGGTAGTAAGGTGGTGCCTATGCGCACAGCTAGACTAACTGCTAACCAGAAGTTTGTACGGGTAACGGATTCATTGCTAAGTCTAACTGTTCAGTTCTCTATGTTAGAAGGGGATGACACCGTACCCGTAACAGAGGCAACCACCTACAGAACCTACCCAGTGCTAGAGGTGAGACCAAATTGGCGGGAAGAGATTAACAGTGAGTATCAACGTGATATCAACCTGTTAGACTTTGCAACAGGTGCAGTACTGGCAGATGACACTAGTGGCACGCCAGTTGCGATACATCAGTATCATTGGCAAGCAGGCACCCGTGCCCAGATTAGTACGCTTAAGAAGTTCCTATTCGCTAGGTACGGTAAGTGGAAGCCTATTTGGGTGCCTACCTTTATCAAAGACCTTGTACTAACTGATTTGGCGGCATCTTCTAGCTCTGTTATGTATGTAGAGGGTACTGAGTACACCAGAAACATTGCTTTGGCAGTACAGCGTCGAGACATTCGTATTCAACTCACTAACGGCACCCTTATCTACCGTAGAATTTTATCTTCCACAGAAGAGGGTGCAAAAGAGCGGATAGTAGTGGATTCAGCCTTCGGCACTGAGATTCGACCAGATAACGTGGCGGAGATTAACTTCATGACCTTATCAAGGCTAGAGGCAGATTCCATTGAGGTTAAGTGGGAGACCGATAGTATAATGGAGATATCAACAGCGTTTAGAAGCCTAAGGGATGATGCGTAATGACCTACTTATCTAAAGAACAGAGTACCCACGACAGTGAGCCATTAGAGCTGTACGAGTTCACCCGTGGGGCTATTCGGTATGCATACACATCTAGTGACTCGGACATCACGTTTAATTCAAGCGTGTATGATTCTGTGCCTATGGATAGAACCAACCTAGAATCGTCTGGTGAGCTAGGCAGGGCTGGGCTTAAAATCCGTATGCCTCGTGATACAGCATTCTTACTGGACTACATCATCTCACCTCCATCAGAGGTGACGACACTCACTATATACAGAAAGCACCGTGGCGAGATAGATGCGAACGCGGTAGTGATATGGATGGGTAGATTGCTCTCATTAAAGTGGGAGGAGTCTATTGTTGAATTGAGTTGTGAGCCTATCTACACTAGCATTGTGCGCTTAGGGTTACGTAGGCAGTTTTCACGTACATGCGGTCATGTACTGTATGGGCCTAAATGCGGGGTGAATGCTACGGCATACAAACTATCAGGCTCAGTGATTGGTATTGCGGCGAACGTAGTGTCAGTTTCTACAGGCAGTACCAACGGTGATAACTACTTCTCTGGTGGTTACTTGCAGTGGGATTACCAAGGGCGCAAAGAAAAGAAAATGATACTCAGACAGGTAGGTAGTGCTCTTACTCTGTCTGGGATTCCCACAGGACTGTTAGGTGGTGATACTGTAGAGATGTTCCCCGGTTGCGACCACGCATTAACGACTTGCAACGGTAAGTTTAATAACAAGCTGAACTATGGTGGACAACCATGGATTCCTTCAAAAAACCCTTTCGGCTCTATAGCCTTGTGGTAGGTGGATTATGTGGTTTCAATTATTTGTATTAGTCGCATCTTACGTACTACAGGCCGCGTTAGCCCCAAAACCCCAAGCACCCAAGGCGGCGGCTTTAGCTGACTTTGATGTACCGACAGCGGAAGAAGGCCGACCTATCCCTGTAGTATTCGGTACGGTGGTTGTGACAGGTGCTAACTGCGTGTGGTATGGTGACCTTGGTAAGTCGGCTATCAAGTCTAAGAAAGGTAAGAAGTAATGGGCAAGTATGACAACCTTGTTGTTACCGTGGACGATATGAGAAGCATCCAGTATTGTTCTCGTGGGGCAAAAGAGTTTGCTAAGCGGTACAACTTGGATATGCGCTCATTCCTAGATAACGGGATTCCAGCTAATGAACTGTTAGCACTGGACAATGCAATGGCGACAGCCGCAGTAGAGGCGGCGGCAAAAAGGGCAGGGATTGAATAATGTCAAAAGGTAAAGCGGCAATAGTTGGGTGGAAGTATTCACTGGGCATGCATATGATTTTGTGCCATGGGCCAGCTAATGAGGTTCAAGCCATCTCCTTTGGTGGTCGCCAAGCGTGGTCAGGTGCTCGTGTGGGTTCTGGGGATATCTCAGTCAACAACCCTAGCTTGTTTGGTGGAGACCAGCGTGAGGGCGGTGTAGTCGGAACCGTTCACGTAGCTATGGGTGATGCTAGCCAAGACCAGAATCCCTACCTAGTGTCACAGTTGGGTTCCAACGTGCCTGCCTACCGTGGATTGGTGAGCATGATATTCAACAAGTTCAATATCGGCTCTAACAACCCTTATGTGAAGTCACTGGCTATCCGCATCAAGAGGACTACGGCAGGGTGGCTAGGGGACGTTCCTTGGTACACAGCTAAGGTAGACATCAGCGGCGCTATGAACGCGGCTCACATTGTCTACCAGTGCTTAACTGACCCAGAGTGGGGCATGGGCTACCCATCTACCAGCGTGGACGATAATCAGTTTAAAGCCACTGCGGACACCTTATTCACTGAGGGCTTTGGTCTATGTTTGATGTGGAATCAGCAAGGTAAGATTGAGGACTTCATTGGTGACGTGTGCAACCACATTGGGGCAGTGTTAAGAACCGACCCACTCACAGGTAAGTTCCAGCTTAAGCTTATTCGTGAGGACTACACGGCAGGTAGTTTATTCCTGTTTGATGAAAGCAACTCTAAAATAGAAGAGTATCAACGCCCTAACTGGGGTGAGACCACTAACGAGATTGTTGTGGGCTACACCGATATGGCCTCAGGGCTCAAGAGGGTAACCGCTGTACAGGACTTGGCAAACATCGCAGTGCAAGGTTCCGTGGTGTCTGCTTCTCGTGAATACCCCGGTATTGTTTCAGATGCAATCGCTGGCAGAATCGCTATGCGTGATTTACGTGCGGCATCTACCCCATTAGCGAAAGTGCAGTTAATTGCAAATCGTAAAGGACTGAACTTAAACATTGGGGACGTAGCGAAATTCAGCAATGCGAACTATGGCATCGTGGGTATGCCCCTTCGTATATTGGGTATATCCTACGGCACCCTCTTAGATGGGACTATCAAGATTGACGCGGTAGAAGACATCTATGGTATGCCTACGACATCCTATGTAACCCCTCAAGGCGTGAGTTGGGTGGACCCAGCAATTCAGCCAACCCCAGTGGTGCTTAGCAAGTTGATAGAGGTGCCTTACTGGGAGGTGCTACGTTCGTCTACCACCGCTGATTTTAATACCCTAGACAACCTCTCAGCATTCGTGTCAGCGGTTGCTGATAAGCCTGCATCGGGGATGTTCAGCTTCAATCTAAGTATCAATGATGGGTCAGGTAACTATCTACTGGATGATGGTAGCACCTTCACCCCAACCTGCTTGTTATCGGCAGGTATCGGGTATGCAGATGTAACACTGACCTACACCAGTGAAGTAGACCTATCCTCAGTCGTCATGAACACATATGGCTACATAGACAATGAGTGTGTAGTGGTCACAGCCATTAATACGATTACCAAGGTCATCACTATCAAGCGTGGCATGATGGACACCGTACCAGAGATTCACAACTCTGGTGCTAGATTATGGTTCTCAGAAGAGTTCACAGCATTCTCACAGGTAGAGCGGTTGAGTGGGGATGCAGTCAACGTGAAGTTGCTTACCGTATCTGCGTTAGGTGTATTGCCAGCGGTATCAGCCACTAACATAGGTATTACTATGGCTGGGAGATTCGGGTCACCTTACCCACCAGCTAGGGTGAGGATTAATGGCTTAGAGTACCCAGACATTATTTCTGATACCTTGGTGCTTACATGGGCACACAGAGATAGAACCACTCAAACAGGCCCAACATTAGTAGACCAGTACGCTGGTAACATCGGACCTGAGCCGAGCACCACCTACACTGTGAACTACTACCGAGTGACCAATGGGGCGTTGTTAGCCTCAGCTTCTGGGCTGACAGGTACTACACACACCCCAACACTACCAGCAGGGTCATACTTTATTCGTATTGAGTTGCGTAGCTGGCGTGCTGGCTACATGAGCTGGCAGAAGCATTCAATCGTTGCGTTGTTTGTGAATACAGCCCAAACTAGGATTTTAGAGAACTTAAATAGACGGGTTCTTGAAGACGGTGTATCAGTTCGAGTAACTCAATAGGAGTATTAAATGGCAGACATAAAAATCAGTGACCTACCCGCGGCATCAGCCTTAACTGGTGTTGAGAAAGTAGAGGTCTTACAGTCCAGTGCAAATCGGGCAATGACGGTAGACGACATCCTTGCGTATATCAACAGCAAGCAGTCCTACAGCGCCAACGTGGGTGATGGCTCAGCGGTGAACATTGTGCTCACCCATAATCTGAATACCAGAGATGTGCATGTAACCTTACGCAGTAATTCGACCCCATGGGCAGAGGTTACAGTGGTGAACGAGGCGACTAGTGTTAACACCGTTACCTTACGCTTTGTGACAGCCCCAACAGCGGCACAGTACAGGGCAACAATCACTAAATAACATTTAATAGGAAGCTGAGTATCCCTTATACTCAGACCAAATTAGAAGGAGATAAACATGAGTACAAGTATAGTTATAGGGCGTAAAAATGGCACCCTAGCAGATGTGACCCCAGTTGATGTTCCAGTTCACGAAATAGTCCCACCTATGACCGTCTTCGTGCGCAACGCGGCACCTTTTGCACACCAGATTGAGATATCTGTGGATGGTGGCTACGAGTTCTTCGAGCCTATCTACGACTTTGAATCAGCAACACAGAAGGCGGTATCTGTAGGCACGCCTATTACCCATGTACGCTTTAGTGGCACCACAGATTCAGTGTGGGGCGTTCTTTAGTCTTAACTAAATACATGGAGAATAATTATGGCATTTCCAAATAAAGGCGCTGGCGGTGGTTTAGTAGATAAGGACTACGGCGACGTAACCGTATCTGAATCAGGTGGTGTAATGGTAGTGGATGATGATTCCATTACCTATGCAAAAGTACAGAACGTCTCAGCAGGTGATAGACTTCTAGGCCGTGCAACAGCAGGCGCAGGCGACATAGAAGAGATTCTGTGTTCAGCGGCAGGTCGTGCATTGTTAGACGATGCCAATGCAGGTGAGCAACGTAATACCCTAGGCTTAGGCTCAGCGGCTATTCATGCACATGGTGAGTATGCTACAGCGTCTCAAGGCGCTAAGGCTGATTCAGCTCTACAGTCAGCGGATATCGCTAACGTACTTAGAACCACTAATATTGGTAGCTCAGTACAGGCATACCATGCAAAGACAGCGCGTACCGACTTAGGTATGGCGTATGAAATGGGTAACTCTGGTCGTGTAGCTACAGTTGGTGACGGCTCAGGTGCTATCGCTATTGCGGCTGGTACTATCACGCTTGACTTAACGAAGGCTAGCTTCTTTGACCTTGGCGTATTGACAGCGGCGATAGCGTACACATTGGGTGCTCCTACAGGTCTGGCAGATGGTAAAAGCTTCAATGGCTGGATTAAAGCAACCCAACCAGCATCAGGTACACCACCTACATTGGCCTACCATGCAACATGGGACTTTGCAGGCGGCACAGCACCAGCCCTAAGCACACCAGCTAACTCTCAAGACTACCTAGACTTTAGCTCAGTCAATTCAACACGAGCACGCTTAGCCCTTGGTAAAGCTTGGTCTTAGTCAATAGCTACTAAACAGGACACTAAAAAAATGAGATACACATATAATGGAGTGGATGTCACAGCGGCAGGGTTCTTAGATGCCGAGGGTACTAACTACCCAGCTAACTGGGCACTACTAGCCTCACCAGAGGACAGAGCCCGTGTTGGGATTGTGGAGACAGAGGACCCAGTTGTTGAGGAGCCAACCCCACAGCCTAAAGTGCGGTTCTACCCTCTTGAGTTCTTGGAGCTCTTTACAGAGGCAGAGCAACTAGCAGTCGTATCAGCTACCTTGGCTAATGCACAGGTTAAGCTCTGGTATGACAAGATGCTAGGGGCTAGCTACGTGGATATCACTGACCCACGCACTACCTCTGGGCTAGAGGCATTGGTAGGTGCTGGTCTGTTAACAGAAGCGCGTAAGGTAGTTATCCTTACCCCAGTGACGGAGTAAGCCATGAATAGACTAGCTTTAATAGTTGTATTCATTGGTTGCCAAGTGCTCCACATCATTGGCTCGGTATGGATGCTGTGTGCCATTGTGGTTAATTCAAACCGAGCATGGCGCATAGCTATCGGTCAAGACCAAGCATGTAACGCCGCTCTTGGTGGTGATGAGGATGAGACTATCTCTAGTAGGGCGTGGAGGTCTAGGGACAGAAGTAAGTTCTGGGCCAAGGCATACCGAGTGATAGACTTTCTATTCCTACCTAGGGAGAAAGACCACTGCAAGAAGTCTTATGAGAAAGAGTTAAGAAAGCGGAGGTTCCTATGATACCGGGGAGTTTCAATTCCATGCAGTTGGCTAATGGGGTGGCAGGACAGCTCCCAGCGGGTCTTGTGTTGGATGTGGTACCTAATGCGAAGACTGCATTCTCTGCGGCTAGGCGGTTACGTGCGGCGGCTACTTACATATTCATCGCGGCTCGTGGGGATTCCTCTAGTGTAGCTACTCAGACTATCGGCTTTACCAACGATGAAGTGAACGAGGCAGGACTAACCAGCTTTATCTCATCTAGCACGAACGCCAGAATACGTGAGTGGGCTGACCAATCAGGTAATTCTATTCATGCTGACTCTGGTGATATCTGGGGACTTGCAGGTACTATTTACAGAAGCTCAGCAGGGGGCTTAGTGAAGGTCGGCGGTAAACTAGCGCTACGCTTTGGTATTGACGCAACAGAGAACTACTACCTACCTGTAATCAGTAATGAGTTTGCCGCAATGACAGGTGAGTACACCTTCTTCATGGTAGGCAAACCGAATAACAACATTGCCCAGCTCGCAGGTACAGGGTCTGGTAATGGTGGCGCTAACTCTATTGCTCGTTTGGGTACAACTAGTCACATCATCGCTGACTCTGGTGGTTTCGATATCACTACCTCAGGTACCTCGACTCAGTCCATACTGACAGCGTACAAGCGTGGTAGTGACCGTGAGATACGAGTGAACGGTGTGGCACAAAGCACTAACACCACAGTGTCTACTCGTAACTTGGGTATTAATCGTATTGGTAGTAGTCCGTACTTTACGCCAGTCGTTTACCATGACGGCACCATCTCAGAGGTTATCTTCTATGACCGCGGCTTAAGCGATTCAGAGATAGCGTTCGTTGAGGCTAATATGAAAGCGTTCTACGGTATCGCATAGTAGTTTGCAGTTAATTGCACACGATACGGCCTGCTTATTTGTGGGTCGTATCCATTCTTGTGGGTGTATTAGTACAGTAGTTCTTCTTATGTAGTGAAAGTTACGGTTATAATGGCCTAACGAAAATTGCAACTAATTGCACTAATAAAAACAGGAGAAGTGTTGTGTCTGAGAATAACCGTAGAGTGACTGATGATGCCAATGACGAAATAAGTCAGTTAATTCGTCAAGAGAATGACCCAGAGCGTCGCGCCTTCTTGCTTATCCTGCAAAACATTAATCTATCGCTGGCGTCCAATACGACCACGGTCAATGAAATCGACACCCAGCTTAAGCAACACCTTATTGAGTTCCGTACCACCACCGATGCACAAGAAGCCCTCCTGAATAAAGGTCGTGGCGTTTGGAAGTTCGCAGGCGTGGTATTAGGTATAGCACAGAGCGCAGTAGTGGGTATGGTCATATACGGCTTCACAGAGCTACGTAGCCTGCACGAAGAAGACATCCGCCTCAGCACCCGCTTAACCATTCAAGAAACAATCAATAAGGGCAAGCCATGAACCTCAAACTGATTCGTAAAGACTTTACCAACAACTCCACCATAGGCGAGCTATTCGTGGACGGTGTGTTTGAATGCTATGTGTTGGAAGACGTGGTACGTTTACCTCATATCAAGGTAGCAGGCGAGACCGCTATCCCTTATGGTACTTATCCTGTCATCATCGACTTTAGTAATCGCTTCCAAAAGCTTATGCCATTGTTATTGAACGTGCCCAACTTCGCGGGTGTACGCATCCACAAAGGCAACACCAAGGCGGACACAGACGGTTGCTTACTGCTAGGTACAACCAAAGGTAAAGACATCGTGGGTGGTAGCAAGATAGCCTATGATGCATTCTTTAAAAAGCTCACAGCGGCCTACAAGAAGGAAAAGGTCACGATTGAAATAGTGGAGAGCTAATGCCATGCAGAAGCCTAATACCATCTCGTGTTTCTGGGACTGGATTGATTGCCGTAATGTAGTTAGTCGGATTGTCCTAGGTATCACTGTGTGGATGACGTGGCGTGCCTTCCTGTGGGCTGGGGACTTCGCCCAGATGTCATTGAACCACCCAAGCCCATCAAGCGGCTTAGAGGCCTCTACAATGATTGCCGCAGTGACCGCACCGATTGCCGCATTACAAGGGTACATCTTTAAAGTGTATGCAGATGTACGTACTAAAGACAAAGCATCAGCGAAAGAGGAAGCAGAATGAATCCAATTAGCGTAGGCGCGTGGCTAGCAAACAATAAGGGCAAGCTAGGAATTGCTCTGGTGGTTCTGCTATTGACTGTGTACATCGGTACTCTGCATTACAGTATCTACAGCAAGGGCAAGCAAATCAAAGAGCTGGACGCCAAAGTAGTAGAGCTTAAGGCCGACCTCCTAACAGAGAAAGGTAAAGTGAAAGTACTTGAGACCAAGCTAAGCGCTATGGTGGTGGCTGGTCAGAAGGCTATTGAGAATGCGCAAGTATGGAAACAGCTTTACGAAGGCGCTAGTAAGAAGTACGATAAAAACATAGCCGCTATAACCCAATGGAAGAAAAAAGATAATGAGACAGATTGCCAAGCTACTAGTCGTTTGCTTCATGACTATTCTGCTAACCGCGTGCCACTTATTCAGTAAGCCAGACCCAGAGGTTATCTACGTAGACGTGCCGACCCCAGTGTCATGCGTAACGTGGGAGCCAGAGGTACCTGTGTCTGCGTACGAAACACTTATACGACCCGCCCAGATGTGGCAGGAAGTCAAAGCCTTACTAGTGGATAGGGAGTCCTCTAAAAAGCTGGTAGAAGGCCAGCGCAGTGTGATAGAAGGATGCAAGCTCCCAAACCCCTGAGTAGTTACCGTTCTCGTGCCGTGCCTCGCCCTGACCCACCTAAGACGTGGGTCTCTTTTTGTGCAATCAATTGCAAATACATTGCTTGACAAATTATACCAATCTGCTATTATGAACATATACCAAATGATGCCATGGAGGGCAGTATGAAAAAGGTAATCCCAATAGTCGCAGTCGGCGGCGCAACACCCTTGCCTAGTGAAGCAGAGCTAGAAGCAAGCATCCAACTTAACCTTAGACGCTTAAAACCGTCAGTCCCAGAGATACAACGCCTATTGCACGAAGAACTACGTGACACGGTGCACATGGAAGCCACTCAGCACGTTAAGAATGGTCGTCTATTGGAAGCCATCAATAAGATTAGTGCGCTCATGGAACCAGCCGTAGCATGCGGCAAAGGGTGCTCACACTGCTGTCATATGGCTGTAGGTATCTCAGCGTGGGAGGCAGAGCAAATCGGTAAGTACATCGGTATCAAGCCAGCCAACCCACCAGCCATCACGATAGAGAACGCCTTGGAGGTTCAAGAGGCCTCAATTCAGAAGTACATGGGTAAAACCTGCCCGTTCCTACAGAACAATGAATGCTCTATCTACGAGGTAAGGCCGTTCGCATGCCGTACCAACTTCAATATCTCGGCGTACCCTCAACAGTGCAACCTGTTTGAGCACCCGCAAGCAACGGTACCAAACTTCGACTTAAGCAACTTATGGACGGCTTCTGCTGTCATTAATTCTGACCCGCCTGTATTTGGCGACCTGCGTCAGTTCTTTCCAATGGACCAATATGGAGCGTTCAAATGACCAAACACACGAAAACCGTCATGAAGGTGCAACGACCTTTAAGTAGCAATGTAGAAAACCCGCTATGCTTGTTCTACAACCAAGACAGAAGCATCCTATTTGAGTACCCGATGACAGATGACCTGCGTGTACTGTTCGGTCCGTACCATAAGGTGTACTGCGTGGTTACGCTTATTCCCGACCCTGTGGTTGAGGGTGGGTTCAGTGTGGAGATTGGTAACCTCGTGGACTACCAGCCTTGGTAAAGACAAAGTAAAGAGACAGGCCTATACTAGTAGGTCTGATACATCAATCAGGAGATGAAAATGAGTGCCGAACAAACAGAAGTCCAAGTACTAAGCCATACCATTAAGACCATGGTAGAAATACTAGACAACGAGTTAGACCATACCAAACCAGACGGGGATATGGCGCACCCAGCTAATCATTCCTGCCTCAAGCACATCAAAGCCTCATATGAGCAACTACTAAACTCCCCACCAGTAATCCTACAGCCGTGTTTGCTCAAGCTACAGCGTGAGAGCCTTATCAAAGAGATAGCGAACTACGACAGAGCCCACCTTCCAAGTGTGGTACAGAAGCTGGTTAATGAGGCTATCCACGAAGACCGCACCAAGACTGCGGAGCGTGTAAAGCAGTGGATAGACAACGATGCGAAGAAGTCTATATTCGATATAATTCTTGACAAATAAAATGAATCTGCTATTATGAACAGGTAGCAAAAATTATCAAACACTCTATGGATGGAGACCCAAATGGAATACCTAAAACTGGCTATTAAGACAGGCCTACCCCTCATACATCTACGCACTGATGACATTCTGAACGTAGAGAAAATCTTAAGTTATATCGCTGGCGAACCAGTAAAGCCCCTACAAGTACCAGAAACCATAGTGAAGACCGCAGACCTCAAAGTACCCGAAGGTCGCGTGTTCTTTACTAGCGCAGAATGCAAGTCGTTAGTGAAGTTGTATAACTGGTGCGAAGACGAGGGCAAGACAATCATTTTCGTCAACACTGATAAGTCTGTCCTACATTACGATGGCAATACCTTAGTCACCCCGAAAGAGCTGATTATTGAGTTGTTAAGTGATGTAGTAGAAGACCCAGAATCATTGGTGCCGTCATTCGCTGGCTTGACTTTAAAAGACGTGGGTGAGATGGCGCAACTAACCATGACCCGTGATGAAACACTTACTGTACGCGGTATCACTGAAACCCGCCGTAGCTACAATAACCTTAAAGGCATCCAGCAAGTCGATACCAACCTAGACTACTACGTATGCCCAGTCTACCTAGATAAGTGGATGAAAGAGAACTCCAAGTTCTTTACCGAAGCGAAGCACCCTAGCCTTATCCCTCGTGGTTTGCTATTCGATGGCCCACCGGGTACGGGTAAGACCCTTGCGAGTAAATACATCGCAAATAAACTAGGTGTGCCGTTATATCGCCTAGACCTAGGTGCCATGATGGGCAAATACGTAGGCGACAGTGAGAGTGCTCTGAACTCAGCGCTAGCCCAGATTGATAGCGTAAGTCCAAGTACAATTATTTTGGACGAAGTGGAGAAGGTATTCCAAAGCCAAGGGGATAGCGGTGTGACCTCACGCTTATTGAGCCAACTATTATGGTGGCTACAAGAGCATAAAAGCCGCTCATTCGTGGTGATGACTACCAATGACATTACCCGCATTCCTGAGGAGCTCTACCGTGAGGGTCGTATCGACGGCACCATGGAGTTCCTAGGTATTGATTCTGTAGAGGCTGGTATGGAGTTCGGTAAGAATGCATTCATCCAGTTGGCTAATGAAGTCGGTATCAATACCCAACCAGAAAGCTTTAGTTCCCTTAACAAACGTATTAAGCGCTTATTCACAGACAGCGACCATGTACCGCAAGCAAAGATTGTACAAGAGGTTCGTGGCTTAGTTCGTGAAATTAGCGTGGAGGAGGCATAATGAGTTTCGCATATAAAGCTAATGTTCACTTTCCTAATGTGCAATGGACAGGCGAGTCTAATATCCACGTATCTCAGGCTAAGTATGGCGTCCTTCCAGCCTCTGCTGATACTTGGCAGAAGGTCTTATCCCTGATTAGCCGTGGTGACTTTGGTCGCCATATCTACCGCTATCTTACTGGTACCTTTACTGGTATTGAGTGGTTGGTGAATGAGGAGGAGTTCGTCACTCTATTCCTCGTGGATATGTACCGCCACTTACGGGGTATGAAGGACACCCAGAACGAAACCAAGCTACAGAACCCTTACACTGGTAATGTGTTTCACCGTATTGGCTTAATCGGCAATATCGTGACAGGCATCCGCTTCTGGGTTGGTAATCAAGAGCATGATGATACTGGCCTTGGATTAGAGGGCGGAGGCTATGAGGTAGGGTACCGCTTCCGTATTGAGCACCTTGCTGACGATGAAGAGGAACACACCCGCGTCCGTGCCCGTGAGATTGTCGAAGAGGCCAACGAAATGATTGAGATGGTGATGGACTCATTCATGGAGATTCAAGAGCCGACTAAAGAAGTGCTTAACCAATTGGTTGAGTTTGAGAAACAACTGGAGATTATGTAATGAAAGAGCTAATGGAAGTAGATATTAATAAGAGCACAGGTAGTGTGTTCTATCGTATCGGCACGAATGACGAGTTCTCTGTCTCGGTGCGGTTATGGAAAGGTATCTCAGAGCAACCTAACACTACTTTATTAGGGTTTCGTGTTCGGGTTACTCTGCATGATAATCTCCCTCAGCCTATCTCCATGGTGGGTCTGCTTAAAGACCGATTCCCTAAGGTGAAAATGTGGACAGGTACATCAGGTCGCCACGGTTCGGTGGCTGGACTACTGACTATCCCTGTTAATCAATACAATGCACCTTTAGTTCTAGCTAAGATACACGAAGAGGAGCTCATGGCTAAGCTCTGGGAGACGCTAATCCGTGACCTTGATACCTTCGTATACAACGTGGACAAAGAACAGTTTGTAGCGCTTATGACAGAGATTGCAAAAGAAGAACTACAGGCAGGTATCTTACCTAACGCACAGGGAGCAGTAGTATTAGACTTTGCATCCCACAAGGTCAAGTACCTAGGTGGCAAGGAAGTAGACACCGCTACGGAAGACAACCATGAGTGATACCTTGGTAGTCCATACTAACGATGAGCACCAGATGCTTGGAGACCAAATGGGCTTGCCTATGTCTCCCTCTGATGTTGTTCTTCTGTTAGAGAAGTGCTTAGCCCACCTAAGCCTGTCTAAAGAGGTGATGTTCTTTCGCGGGTACGAAATGCTTAAGGCCAATGCAGGTACGATGCGTGAGCAGTTAGATGAGTCCTATATTGTCAACGGCTACGAAGAGGCAATGACTAAGCGTGACGAATTGTTGCGGGAGTTTGGCAAATGCTTGAAGTAATAGACCATAGCCCAAAAGACGTGTTGTTTAAGGTCGAGTACTTTGACTACTTTAAAGACCACCTAGTGTGCCTGATGCTGTCTCAGTTACATTACTGGTACACACCAGACAGTAAAGGTAATTCTAAACTCAGGGTGCACCGTAACGGTAAGTGGTGGTTAGCTAAGACCCACGTAGAGTGGTACAAAGAACTCAGACTATCTCGCAGTCAGGTTAATCGTTGCTTAAAAGTGTTAGAGGATGCAGGAGTGATTGAAGTTATCACTATGGGTTTTAACGGTAGGCCAACTACTCATATTATGGCTATCGGGGTGAACGGTAACTACCCGTTAAAGGGTAATCAATTGCTGATAGACCACCTCCCTAATGCTCATACATGTGCATTACATTGCACGTCATCGAACAATGCATTGCACGTAGGCGAGCAATCTAATACAGAGAGTACAGCAAAGAGTACTACAGAGACTTTGGCAATCGCTAAAGCTCAGCCCACAGATACATCTTTAAATAAGGATACAGATATGAAAGGTCCATCCACAGCTAATCAAGCTCTGGCCCACATGAAGCAACTACAAGCCAAACAGTCTGGTGTTGTGGTTCCTGATAAGGTGACCAGTAAAACATTACAGGATGTGTGGAAGCGCTCATGCACTATCTTTGTTGCCGCGTTTACTGCTAAGCAACGAGGTCAGTTCACGCACATCCTAAAACGCATCCCACAAGAACCAGTACACACGCTCAATTACGTGCTGGAAAACTGGGTGGAATTTACCAAGTATGTAGAGGTAAACGCCGCCGCGAAAAATACACCACTAACGCCAAATGTGGATTTTGTATTAAAGTATTGTTCTGAGGCCTACAATTATTACCTCAGTTCCAAGCCTGTGCAATTAATTGCAAAACCTAAACAGGTGAAAGAAGTGAAGAAGGTAGTGGTCGAAGAGAACCCAGACGATGCTCCTGCAACACTAGAACAATTGCTGGCAATGGAGTAAGTCATGAACAAAGATATAGTGGTACCTGATTGGGTATTCAGTGAGAACGTGTTGAACAAGGACTACCACGAGCGACTGCTTGCTAGTCTGTACGAGTTCACCCGCACCGCGAATATCCAGCCTAAGTACGTATGGGCTAAATTAGTCGATTACTGCGTAGGCGAGGACTTTGATTGGGTGAAGGGGATTAAGCATTCGGATGATTCTGGTATGGCCTATATAGGTAAGTCATCCACCATCCCTATTGAGGACAAGATGGCGGCTATCGCTGGTTGTTTGCTACGTAACTATATCGACGCTAGGGTGATGACCTTGCAATCGGTTGTAGACCACCTAGCAGACGGCACGATGCCACAACCTACTGTCCTGCTCATCCCTAATTTCTACCTGTCAGCCAATAATGGGGGCAAGGTAGCGACGTGGGAGGTATCTAGCTTGCTAGGCCTACTTTACGAGCGCATGGCGGCTAACTTAAAGACCGTTGTGTACATAAGCAATCATGATGAGATGACAAAGGATTACGGGTCTTCGTTTAGTGACCACATCCTCAATCATTACTCAATCGTTAATCTATAAGGTAATAATATGGCTACAGTTGGACGCAGATTGCTTTCCGCCATCGTACAGGCTGGAAGTGTTCAGACCTATTTAAAATTATCACTAGACGCCTACCTGTTCAGGGAATCAGAAGTAGAGTTATATGAAGCAATCAATACCCATGTAAGTAAGTTCGGCAAGATACCAAGTGAAGCAACCCTCAAGGATAAAGACTTCGGGGACGTGCTCGTGGATGCACCAGAGCCACCAGAGTACTACATGGAAGAGGTAGAGAAACGCTACCTACGCTCAAGCCTTAAAACCATTGTGGTTGAGGCCAATCAGATGCTAGTGGACGAGGAAGAAACCGAAGCCTACGACCACATCATGACTACGCTTGCCAATGTGCATAAGAAGCGTAACCGTAAGAACCTGTTCGACTTCCGCGAATCGCATAACCTAGTCTGGGGCGAGTACATCAAACAGAAAACCATGGGCGATGATTATGCCTTGAAGTTCGGCTGGCCTAAGGTAGATGAAATGACAGGCGGGATGAAGGGTGGCGACTTTGTAACTTTCGTGGGTAGACCTGCATCAGGTAAGACATTCAAACTCCTGTACATTGCCTACAACTCATGGCGTCAAGGTCGGGTACCGTTGTTCGTATCCATGGAGATGAATACCACCATCATCGCTCAGCGTTTGGCGACCATGCACACGCAACAGAACCTAACCAACCTGCTCAAAGCCCAAATGTCTACCGCGGCCTCCAAGCAGTTAAAAGCAGGGCTTACCCAAGCAGGTACGGCAGAGAATCCATTGTGGGTGGTGGACGGTAATTTAACCTCTACCGTGGAGGATGTGATTATGCTGTGTCGTCAGTTAGGTGTCACGGATGTATATGTGGATGGGGCATACTTGCTACGCCACCCAAATGCCAAGATAGGCAAGTGGGATAAGATGTCTGAGAATGCTGAGTGGTTGAAGCAGAAGGTGGCTCAAGACCTAAATTTACCTGTGGTAGCTTCTTATCAGTTCAGTAAAGACAGCAAGAAGAAAAAGCACGGCAACAAGGATGAAGAGGCAGGTCTTGAGGATATTTACGGCTCAGATGCAATTGCGCAGTTGTCCACCATCGTCATGGGCTTATTCCAGCCTGAGGGGATTGAGACACAACACCAGCGTGATGTTAATATCATGAAAGGTCGTAATGGTGAGAAGGGGCGATTCAGCATTCACTGGGACTTCAATAAGATGGACTTTAGCCAAGTGCTAGAGAAGTCAGACAAGCAAGCGGCGTCACCAGACCTTCCACAAGAAGGCTCAGACGACCTTATCTATTTATAACGGATTGGAGTAATATGGTTATTATCGTAGTTGACAAATCGGATGAAGACGAGGTAATGGACAAAGCCACGAACCTTGACTTTATCAACCGTGAGTACCGCGGCGCTAAGGTGCTGATACGATTCCATGATACCGATATCGACGACTTAGAGCGACTAGGCGCAAACCTAGATAATAGCAATATTGACCACCAAATCATTGAGGAGTAGTAATGAGTACCAAAAACTATATTGCCATTGGATTTAATGCCGACGGCGTAGTCTTACCTGATAACTTTAACGGCGGCGAGAAGCTATCCAAAAAGGATGCCCACCGTATCGCCACCAACCTAAGCAAACAGCAGGGCGTTATTCAGGCAGAGGTACTAGAATCAGTGCTGGTGGTCAGACCAGAAAGCTCTTGATTAATTAAGCCAAAGTGGTATAATAAACAGGTAGTAAATAATTAACTAATTCCTATAGAGGAGAAATAAGATGACGATTACCGTAACCAAACCAAAGCAGGTGGAGAAGGCAAAAGAGCAAGCCCTCTTAGTCGATGCCACAGGCGCAACGCTTAGCCCAGAAGAGATGGACTACGAGCAACTAGCCGACCTGTACGGTAGCCTAGAAGACCAAATCGAAGCACTCAAAACCAACCCAATCTACACACAGTTCGACCTTGTTAAAAAGGCGCTAGTCACTAAGATTAATGCCGAAGTTGAAGCGGCAGACATTGCTGAAATCAAAGGCGAGCACTGGTTGCTAGAGATTGGCGCATGCGGTAAGAACCCACGTAAAGTGAAAGACGTAGGCCTGATTCAAACCTTTGTAGGTCAAGAAGTGTTCGCTCAGATTGCCAAGGTGAATATCACGGATGTAGAAAAGTACCTAACCCCAGACCAAGTAGCTAAAGTACTTGATTCGGATACAGGCTACTCGGCTAACCGTAAAATCACTGCTAAGTTCTTAGGCTAATCATGGCTATAGACGAGAAACGACTCAAAATCAAAGAGCGTTCTCATATCTGGGCAGAGGAGTTTATTAAGGCTCCTCGCCAGACGATGAACGACGAGCAGGTTAGTATCTTCATGCGGTGCTGTCTCAGTGAAAAAGACCCAGACTTCCCACCAGAAGAAGTACGCAAGAGCTTCCAGTGGCGTATGTTGGAGTCACGACTACAGCACTACAACGTGAATGCTACCAATGCATTAAAGACCTTCATTACCTGCATCGCAGACCGTCCAGCGATTGTGACGATGTGGAGCGTGGCACTGGTATACATGAGTATCTTTAAGACCCATGAAGATGCACAGATGGATATTGACGTGCTAGCCAGAACATTCCCTAACGGCTTCCCTACAGCCAAGGCACTGCAAGAGTTGTGGGATGCACAGAAGGGCTTTAATATTGACCTAGATGTAGACAATCTATTAGACGTAGCGGAGTTCTAATGCGCAAGGATAAGGTACTGGCATTATTGGTGGCCTTAAAAACCAAGAAGACAGGTGAACGCGCTGGCACATGGATGGAGGCTAAATGCCCATTTGTGTGGAAGCACGGCGGTGTAGACCAACACCCGTCATTCGGTATCAAGGTATCTGACAAGAAGAAGTCCATTTGTAAGTGCTGGTCATGTGGGTATGGCGGGGACTTGCAGGACTTAGTATTAGACATCGCTCAGCATGTTCGTAAGCATAAGTTGACGGGCTACAATCTCAAGTTGGCAATGCAATTAACTGCAAATGAGGCAGAGGATATGGATATCAACCCAGAAGATATCCCTGACTATGACGCGGCAATTGCGGAGGCAACCGAGGTAGTGTTTCCGTCTTACTGGCTAGAAAGCTTCCCAAAGGTTCAGAAGTACAAAGAGCCAATGGCATACCTACTAGGCAGAAACATGACCCACAGTATGATAGAGATGCTGGATGTGCGCTACGACCCGCTACAGAAGCGAGTGTGCTTTCCGTTCTACAACTTTAAAGGCGAGTTGATGGGTGTGCAGGGCAGGGACTTAAATAAAGAGTCTAACCTGCGCTACTATCAATATGGCTATAATGGTCAAAGAAACGGTATGTGCTGGTACGGTGAAAACCGCGTAACATTGGACAAACCAGTCGTATTAGTTGAGGGTGTGTTCGACTATGTGAGCATACTGCGGGTGTATCCAAATGTACTCGCCAGCTTTACCTCTGGGCTGTCAACAGAGAAGGTCAAGCGGGTAGCTGATGCTGATTCAATTATCAGCTTGTATGACTACGGCAACGGTGGTAATGCGGCTCGTGAAGCACTACCTAAGAAGCTTAAGAAAGTTCCGATGAGGCACCTTATACCCACGGAACTGGAGGATGATGCAGGTAACATGACATTAGAGCAAGTTACCGCGCATTTGCAAGGCCACGTTAAGCTATCTAGCTACGTGTATTAACGTCCATACGGACAAACTATAAGGAGAGGTTGTAATGGCAATATCGTTAGGCAAGAAAAAAACACCAGCACCAGAGGCTGACCAAGAAACCAAAGCGGAAGCACCTACAAAACAGGCTGAACCCACTTCAAAGAAAGATGCACCAGCAAAGGGTGAGGACAAACCGAAAGGCTTTGTTAGCGCCCTTAAACGTGGTAAAGCCGCCGCCGAAGCACTAGCGGCAGAAGACCACCGTGCTGAGCAGAACAGCAAGAATCAAAACCTCAGATTCTTTATGAAGGATGGAGACGAAGCCTCTATCACATTCTTAGACGGTGACTTAGACGCGGACGGTATGCTGGATATCCCGTTCTATTTTGAGCATAACGTCACAATCGGCGGCAAGTACGGTAACTTCTTTGTATGCACCTCAGAGACAGAGCCATGCCCTATTTGTGAAGGCGGTATTCAAGCGTCCTACGTTGGCTTGTTGACAATCATCGACCATCGTTCTTACGAGTCGAAGAAAGACAGCAAAACCTACAAAGACCAAGTACGCTTGTTTGCGGCAAAACGCGGTACCATCAAAATGCTACAGAAAATCGCAGAGAAGCGCGGTGGCCTAGCAGGTGCACGATTTGATGTGTCTCGTACTGGTGCCCAGTCAGCGGCTGTGGGTAGTATGTTCGACTACACAGACAAGATGACTAAAGCACAAATCTTAGCTAAGTACGGTGAGAAAGCAGTGCCGTTGGATTACGATACTATCGTGGGTGAGATTTCATTACCTGCTAGCGAGTTACGTAAACTAGGTTTCGGCTCACTCAAGGGCCCTATGGGCTCTGAATCAGGTGCAGATGGTGGCACTGGCGACGACTACGCGGACAAGATGTAACAATCATGGATAAGATAAATCAACCCCCTATTTATGTTGGCTCAGCGGCAGTGTATCCATACTCTGATGCGTTAATGGAGCAGTGTGCGAAGGTTACTAACTACGGGGATGATTTCTCGTTAGCCAGAGTCATTGGGGCGGGGGAGAACAAGCGTATCTGGCTCCCTCGTAACATGGCTAATAGTATTCCAAAAGATATGCGGGTGAGAGGCGAGTACTTTGACTTTAACTCAAACTTTGCACCACGGAATACAGAGCAATCAAGGGTCATTAAAGAGACCACAGAATTACTAAAACTAGGTGAAAGCTTTGTAGCCCAAGCACCTACAGGATTTGGCAAGACCTACTGCGCTATGGATGTGGTGGCGAGGGTAGGTAAGAAGACCATCGTAACGGTCACCAAGGAAGACATTCGTGACCAGTGGATTGCGGCGGCAGAAGATGTACTAGGCCTCAAGGTAGGTAAAGGTATTGGCCTCATCCAAGGCAATAACTGCGTAACGGTTGGTCAAGGTATCGTCATCGCAATGATTCAATCCCTAGCGAAAGAATCACGCTACCCAGAGCATGCGTTCCGTGACTTCGGTCTGGCTATCTGGGACGAAACCCACCGCGTTGGTGCTGACTACTTTAGCCAGTCATGCTACAGAATACCAGCTAAGCTACGCCTAGGTATCTCAGCAACCCCGAAACGCAAGGACGGTAAAGGTGTTGTGATTGAAGGCCATATCGGTAAGACAAGGGTAGTGACTACCCAAGCACCAATGACCCCTAAAATCATTACCAGAAAATCCCCATGGGAGATACCACTTAAGCGTGAGAGAACAGAAGACGGTCTCTGGGTGATGAAGCAAATACCACACAGCCCAGCACGATGTGGGCATGTGATTAACCTACTGTCCCGCCACCATGGGCGTAACCAGATACTCGTTGACTTCATCTTCGCGGCGTACAAAAAGGGACGTAAGATTCTCATACAGTCAGACCGTGTAGAGCACTTAGAGCAGTTAGAGGCCATGATTGCCAACCGCGGGGTACCAAGCACCTCTATCGCCTATTACGTCGGCGGTATGACCCAAGGCACACGCGAGCAGGCTAAAGAAAAGCAACTCATCATGGCAACGTATCAAATGACAGCAGAGGCCACAGATATTCCAGCATTAGACACGCTGGTGATGTGCACCCCTAAGTCAGATGTAGTACAAATCGTGGGGCGTATTTTACGTACCTGTGATGGTAAACAAGAGCCTGTAGTATTTGATATACGGGACGACACAAGCAGTGTATTTGCAGGGTACTCAAAGGCGCGGATGAAGTGGTATGCGTCTATCGGGGCTAAAGTGGACACGATATCATAGATTGATTAAGTGTGTTAAACTTGCTTATATGAAAGCTTAAGGAGAATCATCATGGCAACAGAAGAGAAACAATCAGAAGAGGTAAAGCAGTCAGCTACCTTTAAAGACTGGTACAAAAAGAACAAAGAAAAACTACTAGAGAAGCGTCGCGCTCAGTACGCCAATGACCCAGACAAGCGGGAGAAGGCAAGAGCCGCGGCACTAGCCCAGCGCTCCTCTAATCCTCGCGCATCGACAGCAGGGCAACCTCTGTACAAAATGGTTGGGGATGTCAGAACCCGTGTGTATCGCATAGGGGATGCGGCGAAGAAAGTAGGCCGTAAAGAACAAGTACTACGCTTGTGGGAGAACAAGGGCTGGGTACCGCCTCCACAAGTAGATTCAAGCCACCGCTACTACACAACAAAGCAGATAGAACTACTGCGTGAGTTTGCTTTGTTGATAGACCAAGTGCGTTATAAACCTGCGAGCCGCACTATCGCAATCAATACCAAGTCTGTGGAGATTTGGGCTAAATGGGGAGAAACAAATGGGAATCAAAGTAACTAAGGCAATAACCAAGCAACAAGGCGTCGGTACTGTGGAAAAACAGCACAAAGACGGTTCAATCGAATCACAGGAGGAAGTCGTGTCAGAAACTACAAGCGAAAAAGCAACAGCCAGTATCAATGTCTCTATTGGCCTAACTAAAAACCTAGGCAACTATGAGTCAGTGAAAATCACTGTAGGTATCACTCTGCCATGCGAGCCAACAGAAGAGGATATCGAAGCAACCTATGCCAGCGGTAAGGCGTGGGTGGACGATAAAGTCAACGAAATCAATGCGGAGATTGAAGAAGGTCTAGCGTAAGCACACTACTGATTAATAGGGAGAAGTAAATGAGTAGTGCTAACGACGTATTAAAAGCCATGAAGAAGGAACATGGCGACCTAGTAGCGAAGAAGGGGAGTGAGGGGTACACCAAGGTAACGCGATTACCTACAGGTATATTCCCACTTGACCTCGCTATTGGGGGTGGGTTTCCTATGGGTCGGGTATCAATTGTATTCGGCCCTGAATCAAGCAATAAGACCAACATCTGCCTCAAAGCAATTGGTGTGGCTCAGAAGCTTATGCCCCATAAAAAGGCAGTGTTCGTGGATGCAGAGGGCGGCTATGACCCGAACTGGGCACGTAAGATGGGCGTCAATACCGACGAGCTCATCCTAATCACCCCAGAGTTCGCAGAGCAAGCCGTGGACTTGATTGAGGCATTCTTATACGCTGATGACGTGTCTGTGGTGGTGTTGGATTCTATCGCGGCATTATCTACCCAGAACGAGATTGAGTCATCTGCTGAGAAAATGTCAGTAGGCGGAGCGTCCTTGGTACTGGGTAAGATGTTCAAGAAAGCCACAGTATCATTCAACCGCATGCGCAACCAAGGCTTAGAACCACCTGCATTTATCGGTATCAATCAGACCCGCTTCAAAATCGGTGTTATGTTTGGCGACCCAGAGACTATGCCCGGTGGTCAGGCCTTAAAATTCGCAAGCTCAATGACCCTGAGATGCTACGGTAAGAATGAGCTAGACAAGAAAATCCACCCAGTCCTACCAGCATACAAGGTGACTAGTATTGTGGTGCGTAAGTGGAAGGTGGGCGTATTAGCAATTAACTGCGAGTTCAAGATGCAGATGATTGATACCGCAGAAAACGAGGCTGGATACGTCAATGACTGGAATACGGTAAGCACTTACTTGAAAGAGCTAGGCTACCTAGAGAAGTCTAAGGTGGGTTGGGTCTTCAATGGTACGCCTTACAAGTTGTTGGACGACATCAAGGCTGTGTTGTACTCAGACCCGATACTCCTCAACGACGCCAAGCAAAGCGTGATTGATGAGATGATGGCTAAAGGTACTATCGGTGAAAGCAAGGATGAAGATGTAGGGGCAAGTCTATGAGTGTGAACCCAGTACTAAACAGGCTGAACAAAGTCGATAACGGCAGGGCAGGACGTAATGCAGAGAAGCGCATGGCGAAGCGGGTAGGCGGCAGACAGCAGGTAGGTTCTGGGGCAATAGACAGCATGAAGGGGGATATTATCAAAGGCGGTTTCTTGATAGAATCCAAGACCACGGTAGGGCAATCATTCTCAGTTAAAAAGGAATGGTTGCTCAAGGTCTACCAAGAGGCACTAGAGATGAATAAAACCCCTGTCTTTGCAATTAACTTCACCGACGCCGCAGGTAACTCTGAAAAGCGTGAGCGCTGGATGGCGATACCAGAACACCTATGGCTGGAATTAATAGCCGACGATTGCAACTAATTGCACAAGGATAAAAATGGCAATCAAACTACTAAAGGCACTCAAAAAAGAAGTGTCTATCAAGAACATGATTCATAGTCGATTAGCAGGATGGGAGAAGCCCAGAAGCCACGCTAAGATTCATGCCTCAGACCTCATGAAAGACGGGGAGTACTGCCCAAGGGAACTAGCCTTGCTTGACCTAGGTCTAGGTAAGAAGAAGGACTCTTACGTGGGAACTGCGTTACGCATTACGTTTGACCATGGCAGAGATATTGAGCACCGTATCCGTAATGACTGGTTACGTGACGCGGCAGTAGGTAAATGGAAGTGCGCCGTATGCGGTAATCACCATGCAACCTTTGGTAAGGTGCCTAAAGTAGCATGCAAGTGTGGCTACAATAAGTGGGAGTACGATGAGTACCGCTTCATGGATGAGCAGTCAGGTACCTCATGCGGTGTGGACGTGATGCTGGATGTGGGCGAACCTAAGCTTCGTATCGTGGAGATTAAGACTATTGATAAGGATGAGTGGAAGAAACTAGTGGCACCGATGGCTGAGCACAAGTTCAGAACCTCGTTGTACCTACGCTTAGCTCATGCAAGCACGGATGAGGTCTCACAGCGGGTCAATACCAATGTGGCAACCCTTCTGTACATAAGCAAGTCGTATGGTTCCAAGGACGAAAGTCTTAAGGCCAGCGGTATACCAGATAGCCCGTTCAGTCCGTTTAAAGAGTTCACCATCCACCGTGACGACAGCTTATCGGATGTACCTCTAGCCAAGGCCGAGGTAGCTACAGCGTGGCGTCAGGACCGAAGTAAAGGCATGCCAGCAGGGGTATGTCACTCAGCCCTCATTGGCAGAGCCCAGAAGTGCCCGTGCGCAGTGGCTTGTTTCTCAGGTAAGCACCCGCAGGTAGTAACGTGGATGGAGAACGGTACCAAAAGACACCCAGACAAACCACTACTAAGCGAGCTATAATGACGAAACCAATTCGAGTATTAGGTCTTGACCTCTCAACCAAAGCAGGTGTCGCAGTGGTTGAGATGGGCAGGAAGGTATTGTTCACCGAAGAGGTGGAGTTCAAGAAGCTAACAGGATGGCCTAGGGTGTGTGAGATAGCTTCACGCATCGTGGAGGTACGAGATGAGTATAGGCCAGACCTCATTGTGATTGAGGAGTTGTTTATCGGTCACGCATCCTCAGCCATCGTGCTAGCCCAAATTAATTCCATCGTGCGCTACATGCTCTGGCAGGAAGAACACACCTACCGAGACGTATCAGCAACCCATCTAAAGAAGTGGCTAACAGGCAAAGGCAATGCCCAGAAAGACACCATGATGATGGAGGTGTTCAAGCAGTTCGGGTATGAATCAAAGACTAACAACATTGCGGATGCAGTAGCGCTAGGGATGTTCGGGTTATGTACTCTGGGGGATAAGTTCACAGCCGCTCAAAGACAGGCCACGGTAGTACCTGAGAAGAAAAGCAGAAAGAAAGCAGAATAAGTGCAGTTAATTGCAATTAATTGCATAAAAACATTGACTAATTATATCAATATGATATTATTAGTTATGGCTTTTAACGAGGCCCACCACATAAAACTAAGGAGCATATGATGAGCAAGGCAGACGAGACAGTAGAAACCAAAGCACCAGTTAAGAAATTGCTTAAAACAAAACCAAAGGCTAAAGAAGAAGTAGTTGAGCAAGCAACTGAGGCGGCAGAAGTTGCAGACGTGAAAGCGGACACAACAGAAGCCCAATCGTTGGTAGAAGCTAAACCAGCAGTAGTAAAAGAAACAGACCTTATCGTGCTAGCAGTAGCCGAAGTGGATAAGTTGAAAGAAGACAAGGCCTTTAAACTAGTGCCAGAGTTGTTGAACTCAATCGACCACGATTACTTCAAACTAGGCGGCGTGTTGGCATTAATCCAAACTAATGGCTGGTACCTAGACCGCGGCTTTGAAAACTTCCGTCAATACGTGGAAGCTGATGGCGGTATGCTGTACCGTAAAGCAATGTACCTAATCAGCATCTACAATGGCCTATCAGCAAGTGGTGTGCCATGGGATAAAGTTAAAGGCCTAGGCTGGACAATGCTGAAAGAGCTGGCAACCATCTTGACACCAGAAAACGTGGACGAGTGGGTAGCGGCTGTGACAGGTATGACTGTGTTACAAGCACAAGAATACATCAAGGTTAAATCGGCTGGCTTATCACAAGGCGACAGTGCTGATGAAGCGGCTAAGGTAGAAGTTAAAAAGACCTCTACAATGTCATTCAAGGTGCATGAAGACCAGAAAGATACAATCCGTGAAGCGTTGGACAAAGCTAAGCATGAATCGGGTACTGAGTACGATGCAGTGGCGTTAGAAAACATCTGCTTGGACTTCTTATCGGGTGATTCTAAGCTTAAGAAAATGCCGACCTTACAAGAGCTGATGACTGGTATGAATGTGCATGATGTGATTGAAGTACTGGATAAAGTATTTCCTGATTGCAATTTTGAAATACAAGTGCCAGAATAAGGCCTTAAGTAAAAAGCCGTGGTTGGCGACTTAAGTTCAACCAGTGCCCTCTAGTGAATCTCCCGACAGCTAGAGGGTTACTTTATAGAGGTGTTGATGGGTGCGCATACACCAAAAGGACGTTAGCATCTCTATAAAGTAAGACCACACTCAAGAGTCAGTATGTCTAAACTAAGAATACTGGAAGCAATCACCTGCATCCACATTATCACCAACACTTGGCTTACTCACGGTAAGACCATCCTAGCAATACTCCACCTGTAATATAACCTTGACTAATTATATCAATATGCTATAATGGTTTATCTTATGGGAGAACATTAATGATTTTAAAAGTACCAAGTAGCACAGACAAATCCAAATTCTACTTTGTGGACGTTGTTCACAGCACATGCACCTGCCCTGCGTTTCTAAAAGCCCACCGTGAGTGCAAGCACATCAAGTATGTGCATGACCTAAATGAAGCTGGCGACCTGAGCTTAGAGAAGGTTAGCCGTGAAGAATACGATGCGCTGTTTGGTGCGGTGTCTCACGATAAAGCCCGATTCAATATGAAGACCTCAGACGGTCAAGCGATGTACGATTTAATGGAAGAGTTCTCGCTCACTAGATTGTCCAAGAACTTCATCATGCGAGACTTCCTACATACCAACTACAACTCAGTAGCGGGTGTTTGCAACTACCCAGAAAAGCCAGAGGTGGTAATCAAAGCAGGTAAGGCACTGTGCGAGAACATCTTAGAGCCTATCATTGCCAAGTGGGGCAAGATATTCATTACCTTTGGTTATCAGTCGCGTACTGGCCTAGAGATGGCTGATAGCAAGATGAAAGACAAGCCAAAAGGTTCCAGCCCTCATCAATGGGATAGAGGCACCTACGGCACTAAAGTCTATTGCCGCGTGGACATCTTGCCTGCATGCGTACAAGACGGCGAAGTTACCAAGAAAGAATTCAGAGATTGGATGTTTCACAACCTAGACCTTGACCTCATCATGAGTTGGGGTAAGTCCAATGTATTCTGTCTAACGTATTCTGAGTTTAAGCCAAGACGTGTCGCCCTAGAATGGGTGCAGTCTGGCACAGGTGAGAATGGCACCAATCGGGTAACTTACTACGGTGAGGCGTATTGGGGCTACAAGTTTAATAAACTACCAAAGGAACAGCGGCCTAAGTTTTACCCTAGTCACTCAGACGGTAAAATGTGGCACACTTACTAATGAAACCTACCACAGACCCTAAGGATATTGAGTATGCTATCTCACTCGTTAAAATGCACCCTGATTGTTTCTCTGGTGTATCTAAGTCTGAGTTATCTACAGGCTTTCTATTTGTCGATAGGGTGCGCGGCGTCATGCTACACATCCGTCCCGAAACCAGAACAGGCACCTATGGTGTTAAATTCCCGTTCGGGTCTAACCAGATTACGCACATTGCCTCAGCCCAAAAAGGGGTGGCGTCAGAATACCTCAAGGAATACATATCGTGGTCGGGTGGGGCACCGATATGGCTATTCGTAAAGACAGACAATAAACGGGCGATTGCCTTCTATGAGCGCTTCGGCTTCGAGAAGAAGAATATCGTTAAATTCCCTACCTTCTCATCATTTATCATGGTACGACCAAGGACACCAGTATGAAAATAAACGCTAAGTGGGATGCCAAGAATCCCCTGATGTTTGAGAACATCGACACCGTAACCACTATCAAATCTATGCGCAGTTTAGGCGGCGGGGTCAGCATCCCAGAGGAAGGCGTAGAGACCAGAGTAGTTGGTGGTCGTACAAAGTGCTACTTCCACATTAGTCCACCGGGTATGCAACCGTTGTACTACGCGATTGATGGCACTAAAATCTACATCAACTCGTACAAGCTGGCACTACGCAAGCAATGCCCTAAGGCCAAGATTGAGCAAGCCATGGATGGGGTGGTGTACGTGTTTGATGGCGTCATGCGTAAGTTCAAAGGCCAGACCATTAATCTACCTGCGATTGCTTCTGTAGAAGAACGCACCCCTAGAAAGTTCCTAGACGTATTACTACGTGCCACGGAAGACATCTACACTAAGATGGGTAGACAAGAGGTAATCACGTCTATCTCTGGCGGCACAGATGGTATCTTGACTGCCTACTTACTAAAGGCAATCGGAGCTAAGCAACGATGTGTATGCGTAGGCAGGACTGAGGAAGACTTCGACCCACACCATGCTTTAATCTATGCGAATCACTTGGGGCTGAACTACGAGTTCATCCCTCTACCGCACACATCCAATGATGATAAGTTGTCCATGCTTCTACTAGAGACATTGCAGAGCATTGAACAGACAGACTTCTCTAACGTGCTGATGGGTATGTGTAACGTGCTGATACGTCGCTATGGTGTGAACCATGGTATCTACCACCACTTTAATGCGGACTTTGCAGACGTGGTGCTAGGCAACGATATGCTGACCGTGGGTAGTTATAACAAAGGAAGACGCGAGTCAGGGCAGGAAGCCACAGCAGAGTCATGGGCACAGTATCGCCTAGATAGCGGACTGCATACCCTGCCAACCAACCTACAAATCGCTAAGGTGTTTGAGCGTGATAGCGGTTTAGTTCGTCAAGTGTTCTACCACCCAGATGTGGTAAACTTCCTGATGTCAAGTCCATTGGAGTGGGTGCCAGCAAGCAAGAATAAGGTCTTATATAAAGAGGTCCTTAAGCTAGTCGGCTCAGATATCCCGTGGAGTTTCGATAAGAAAATAGGGTTCTACACAGGTGCAGGGATAGGCAAGATACGCCTAGAAAACCCTGTACTATCTGATGAGAACATCCGTAAAGTATTCAGTCAAATCAAAGGAACTTAAATGAGCGAACCAGTAGCAGTACCTGAATTAGAAATGAAGTTAATTGCACTAGATGCAATCCTCCCATACCAAAACAACCCACGCCAGAATGAAGATGCTGTGCAGGGTGTGGCAGATAGTATCAAGGCATTCGGATTCAATGTACCTATCGTGGTAGACAGCGATATGGTGGTGATTACAGGCCATACTCGCCTCAAAGCCGCACACCTTCTGAACCTAACCCAAGCACCTGTTATCATTGCTACCCACCTCACGCCTGAGCAAGTAGCGGCCTATCGTATCGCGGATAACCGCGTGGCAGAGAATGCTAAGTGGGACAACGAAAAGCTAAGTGAAGAGTTGCAAATCTTGCAATCAATGGGTATTGACCTGATTGAGACAGGTTTCAGCATGGAAGAAATCTCATGCTTGCTGGACAACGTATCGGCTGATTGTTTGGAAGACTTAAGTGCCCAAGCAGTATGCGGGGACGTGAACCACTTGGTTATCAACAAGAACAAAGAGGCTGGCTTTACCTTGGGTGACTTCCGCTTCTTGGTGCCGTTAGAGCAGTACAACAAATGGCGTATGGCGATGCTAGAAACCCATGGCTCAGCTAACGATATGATTGTCTGGGTTAAAGAACAAATCGGCATCAATAAGTTCGGAGCATAAGATGAAAGAAGCCATACGACTAATGCCTATTGACCTCGTAAAAGGGGCAGAGTACAACCCGCGGGTACGGGTGCCAGAGCGGTTTGCTAAGCTCATAGACTCATTAAAACACCTAGGCTTTGTTCTACCCTTATACGTAAACAAAGACGGCATGCTCTTATCAGGCCACCAGCGTACAGCGGCGGCAAAAGAGTTAGGCTACAAGTTTGTACCTGTAGTCGATGTGGATATCTCTGAGGCTGATGAGAAAGGCCTTAACGTGTTCTTTAATCGGGCAACGAATGACTTTGAGGGCATAGAGACCAGCAAGGATGTGTTCGACGGATTCTCAGCAATGGAAGCCTCTATCGACTTTGATAACCTTGAAGTGATTGAGCCAGACACACGCTACCCATGCATGGAATCACAAACCATGCTGGTAGAGACACTGTTCAAGACTATCCAAGCACCGTCAGACGCATCTATTACCTCAACCACCACGCTAGCGACTAAAGGTATCCGTATGCCTGTGGTTATCTCTGAATCGGGTAAAGTCCTGAACGGGGTACCGCGGGTATATGCCTACCAATTCGCTGGGCACAAAGAGTGTGAGGTAGTCACAGTACCTGACCATATGGCGGAGTACGCTACATGGGTGTTAAACGGTATTTCGATGGACTTCAACATCCAAGAAGCCTATGCGGATGAGTTACGCTACAACGCATACCGTCGTTTAGCGGTACAGGCGCAGATGGTGGGCTTTTCTCGCACTTACTCATGGTTTCCTATGGGTAGGACAATTGGCGCGACTAGAGGCTCAGCACACAAGGATGAGGATGTGAACACAGACTTAGGTTTGATGCCGCACCTAGACCCAGAAGTGAAGCGTAAGTACAAAGAGGTCTACGAGCCTAACTTCATCGACTTTGGTTGTGGTACAGGCCATGACGCCGAGCTATTGGCTAAGGGTGGCTGGAATGTCCTAAGCTTTGAGCCGTATCGATATGGCGATGACAAGAAAATCTGTTCAGAAGTATCACGGGCTAAGAACCTAGAGTTCCTGACCCAGTTGGAAGGACTACTCAAAACCAATGAGCCACGCTCTATCCTCAGCTCATACGTATTGAACTCTATCCCACACCACAAAGACCGTATGGCCTACCTAGCGATTATGTCGGCAATGGCGGCACCGCGGACTAAGGTGTATATCGGTACCCAACACGTATCAGTACGTAAGGGCAGTATGCGCGATAAGATTACTGCCAACATGGAACCCAACATGACGATAGGAGATACCGTGTCTTCATTCAAGGTGCAGAAGTACTTCTACAATGAAGAACTAGAGTCCATGCTCAAGGTGTTCTGGGTGCGTGTGAAGGTCGTGGAGAAGGACAACACCATTTATGCTCTGTGTGAATATCCAAAGCGTCCTAGCGCCAACCTATTGAAGGAAGCACTAGAGCTGGAGTTCAACTTGCCATACGCAGATGGAACCACTATGAACCTACACGAGTATGCCAAGCAGATTTTCGGGGCGTACCATAAACTAGATTTATCTTAAGGAGAAGCACATGGGATTAGGTATTGAATTAGCAAGACAGGATAACCCTGAGCATGCAGAGGCGATTGACAACCACAAAGACCAGCTACTTATCGTCTTCCTTAAACGCTTAGGCGGCAAGGTACAGATACCAGTAGCAGAGGTGGATGATACAGGCGGCAGTCTCATGATGATGCAGGTAGTGAATGGTGTGTTCACCTTTGGGATAGAGAAGAAGCAGTAATGTCTCTGTGTAAGTATCTTGATGGAGAGAACATCAAACCATCCACTAATAGCGAGGCCAAGGCTTTGATAGGTACAAAGGTCAAGTATCTGTGTACCAAAGACATTGATACGTCGGGCAGAGGCTACTTCTTTCCTCGCTATGGCACCATTGTGGAAGTAGAGCGCAGGAACATTGCCATGGATGTGGCTGGTAACTTCGTGGTGTGGATGCCAGACCTCATAGAAATGATAAAGGTAGAGTAGATGAACACCCTAATCAAATACGGGGCGCTAGAGGTGTACTACGACGTGCGCAGGAATGGGTATATCGTAGTAGAGGAGCACCCTAATGGCCTCACCGTCAAAGACCGAAGCAACCTAGTGTCTGAAACTATAGCAAACACCTTGCGAGACCTGTGGCAAGAAGAGATAGCAACGGGGCTGATACCTAGCTTCGACATACCTGACTAACCATCCAAACAGCCTCACCTAAGACGTGGGGCTTTTTAACGCCCAGTGCAATCAATTGCAAATCGCGGCGGGTTACCGACCCAGTAATTCGTGGGCCGACCCATATAAGAGATAAGACTACATAGAGTAATAAGAGTATCTGTATAGAGAAGAACTAGAGATAATATGCAAAAAGCTATACACCTCCGATAAGATAAATACTATACTTACGTAAGAAAATAAACAGATTCGTAAGTCATTGATTTACTTAGAAGAGACAGAGGCATGATAAAAACGACTATTTTACCCAAATCAACCCTCCCTTTAGACCATACAAAACAAGGACTTACGGGCAAGTCAGACCTAGTATTACCGACTGGTATTGCTAAGGTATCTGTGAAGAAAGTGGGAGATAACCATGCTAATACACCAGTGGAACCTGCACCCGCAAAACCTAAGCGCAAGGTACATCCTAAGCAGTTAGAGGGAAGACCGCATAAGAAGACAGCGGCAGAAAAGTTGGCAGAGAAGCAAGCCAAGGCCAAACTAAAAGATGCCCCAGAGAAAACTGACTTCACCCTAGAGGCAGTGGAAGGCATACTCAAGGAAGACGGCTTAGAGGAAGTGCCTGACCGCGGGTATAACGTGAAGGCTACCGCAGAGGAGAAAGAGTTCCGCCGCAAGCAAATCATGCGACTCATGTTGCGAGGCGTCCCACGTTCGACCATAGGGCAATACCTCAAACTACCGATGCCGACCCTGAACCTTGAGATACGTGAGATTAACCGTATTACCAAGCAGGAGATGCTACAGCTTGATTACCCGCTATTCGTGGGCATGGCGGTCAACTTCTATGATGAAGCCCGTAACATTGCCTTACGTCTAGCGACAGATACTAATGAGAAGTCCAACCTAGTGAAGATGCATGCGCTGAATGTAGCGATATCAGCAGAGAACAATAAGCATAAGTATCTACAGATGGTTGGCCTATACAAATCGACATCCCCAATTACACTGAACAATGCTGAGAACCAAACTAGTGACGCGGACGACTTCATTGACCTATTACAGCAGGCGAGTAGGAACACAGTAGAAGGCGTGTACGAACAAGTAGGGCTAGGAGACAATACGTGAAGGCGGCACCAGAGTTTGACCATGCCTCGTTATGGCGCATAGAACAAAATTTGCAATCAATTGCAAATCCAGCATTTAGGGACTTCATTCGCGTGGGGTTAGAGCAAGCCTATCAAGGGGACTTCAATCAGTTAAGACTAGCAGGGCACTACAAGCGCTTCCCAGTAGGCGTAGAAGAGTTTATCTGTGGTAAGAAGTACCTAGACGCCAGTGCAAACGTGTGGCCTATTGTGTTGGAGCACATCATAGCCATTAACTCTGGGGACTACACAGAAGCAGTCCTCACAGGGGGTATTGGTGTAGCTAAGACCACGATAGCGGTATACACCACCGCGTATCAGACCTACCTGCTAAGTACGCTTAAGAACCCACACAAACTATACGGCCTCGACCCAGCCTCAGAGATTGAGTTCATCTTTCAATCTATGAATGCTTCCCTAGCGAAGGCGGTGGACTATGCACGCTTCCGTACACTACTAGCACGCTCTGAATACTTCCGTACTACATTCAGGTTCGATGCTCGCCTAGAGAGTGAGATGCGCTTCCCTAACAACATCCTAGTCAAACCAGTAGGTGGTAATGCCGCGGGTGCCATTGGTCAGAACGTCATGGGCGGGGTGATTGATGAGCTGAACTTCATGGCGGTTATTGAGAAGTCTAAACAGACAGTAGATAAGGGCACGTACGACCAAGCGATAGAGATATACGATTCTCTGTCACGCCGTCGTAAGTCACGCTTTATGAAACAGGGCAAGATGCCGGGGATTTTATGTCTCGTGTCATCCAAGAGATACCCCGGTCAGTTCACGGATAAGAAGGTCGAAGAAGCCCTCAAAGAGCAACAGGAGACAGGTAAGACCAGCGTGTACATCTACGATAAGGTGGCATGGGACGTAAGGCCTGAGGGCACCTATGGACCTGAACGCTTCAAAGTATTCGTGGGCACTGAATCCCGTAAGCCAGCCATCCTCAAACCGACAGATGATATAAGTACCTTCACTAAGTCAGAGGTAGTAGAGATACCAATGGACTACCTAGGGGAGTTTGAGCGGGACATCATGGGCTCACTACGAGACATCGCGGGCGTATCAACACTGGCTAGATTCCCGTATATCATGGAACCTGAATCAGTCACCCGCTGTATGGGTAAGGTAGAGTCACCGTTCAATCTACCGAGCGTGGACTTCGCGGCGACGCAACTGGTCATCTTTAAATCCAAGTTTAAAAACCCAGAGATTCCACGCTTCGCTCATGTGGACTTGGCAATCACAGGGGATAGTGCAGGCTTTGCAGTAGGGACGTGTACAGGATTTATGAAGGTAGACCGCGGGGACCACTTCGAGACCCTACCTAAGATACAGATAGACGCAGTACTAGAAATCAAACCACCTAAGAACGGGGAGATACTATTCCACAAGATACGGTCAATGATATACGCCCTCACTAAGCAAGGACTTAACATCAAGTGGGTGACGTTCGACAGCTTCCAATCGACGGACAGTATGCAGTTACTGAAACAACAAGGGTACACCGTGGGCTACACCAGTACGGATACCAGCATGCTACCGTATGACATCACTAAGCAAGCGCTGTACGATGGACGCATAGAGATGCCTACCCACGAGAAGCTAAGGTCTGAGCTAGTATCACTGGAGAAGGATGCCAAGAAGGGTAAGATAGACCACCCGCCCAACGGTTCTAAGGACGTGGCGGATGCCTTTGCCTCAGTGGTGTATGGTCTAAGCTACCGTAGAGAGATGTGGGCTCGGTATGGCGTACAAATCACAGCAAGCTCCCTAGATGTAATGACTAAAGTAGAAAACAACATGGCGAAAAGGAATGCGTAATGAAGAACGAGACGATAGAGGCTAATCAAACCAATCACCAAGCGAAGACAGGCGTGGGCTACGATATCAAGGACCCACAGGCAGAGACCAAGACCACTGGAGGCTACTCTATACCAGCAGAGTGGACATTCGAGCGCGACGATATCGCCAAGGCGTTTGACCAGCATGTAAGAGAACAACTCCCATGGTATGACCTCGCTACCACGATGGTAAGCCACTTTGCCAGACACTTCCTGCCTCAGGGTGGGCGTATGTATGATATCGGGGCGAGCACAGGTAATATCACCCGCAATATCGCTAACGTAATCAGTAGTCGAAACATAGAAGCACACTCTATAGAGAACACAGAAGAGATGGTGAAACAATGGCGCGGTGTGGGTAGTATCCATCATGCTGACTGCCAGAAGTTTGAATACCAGCCGTATGACTTCGCGGTCATCTTCTTAGTGCTGATGTTCCTACCTGAGAAGACCCGCAAACAATACGTACAGAACCTCCTGAGCAAGATGGAAGATGGCGGGGCGCTACTCGTGGTGGAAAAGGTCACTAATACAGGAGACTACCTAGGTAATGCCATGGCTAGGCTCACGTTAGCAGGGAAGGTACACTCTGGGGTGCCAGCAGAGGAGATAGTGGCTAAGGAGCTATCCCTAGGGGGTGTACAGCGTCCTATCGGTAATAACTTCTTCCTACATATGGCAGGCATCAACGCAACCGTGGTCTTCCAGTTCGGGGAGTTCAAGGGCTGGGTCATACAGAAGTCACACTAATGGCAAGCAAACCACACGGACAAGAAAGCATCAATGACCATGCATACCGTATGGCGTTGATGTTTGGCATGCGTGCTAACAAGAACCCCTACCACAAATTCACCCCCAAGCGCGAAGAGTGGAAGACAGGTAACAAGCATGGGTGGCAGATGCGCGAGCGTGAATACAAGAAGCTGAACCGAGCCCAAATCCAAGACGACCCACTATGGGGTGTAGACTAATTCCTGTGCAACTAATTGCACAAACAAATACTTCTTGACTAATTTATCCAATCTGTTATTATGTTTATATACAGACAAGGAGGTCGAGATGAATTGCGGGGCATGCCATGAGAAGGATATTGAAGCGGGGCACCAGTGTATTGAGGCTAGGTACTTACTAGAGGTAAGACACTGGTTATATGATGGCCTAGAGGACGTAGGGCATGACTTAGGTCACTACTTCGCTAAGGTGCAGAGAAATACACCTTTATTGCGTAAGTATGCTCACGCGGTGGCTAATGATGCAGAGTCCACCTACAGGGCAGGTATTCACTTAAATGTATGCGCAGTGTTAGGGGTAGAGCGTCAGAACTTTAAGCCGTTTCACTCAGAGAAGATAACCAAGATGCCCACACAGGACGAGGCCATGGTCATTCTGTGGGATGCGGTACGAGAGCATTTGTGGACGTACACTAAAACCTACAGACAATTCAAAAAGACCTACAGCGAGGCGGTTGCGTTACGGGAGAAGTACTTCCCTGCGAGGGCGGAACTATGATGGCAAGCCGAGCATACGTACACAAAGAAACCACACTAGGCATACTCCACCACGGCTACATGTTAGAGCCTCTAGCAGGTAAAGTGACGCTAGGTGGGCGTAGTGGGATGGACAGTGCATTCCCTGTACATCAAACAGAAATACGTCAGGCTACTGAGGCCGACTTCCAGTACTTTCACGTTAAATCACACCCAGATTATTTTAAGGACTAGCATGAGCACCCGCACACTAGAAAACCAGCAAGCCATTTTCGAGGCCGAGCATAAAGCCTTGTATGAAGGCATACACGTATCCTACGAGAAGAAGTATGGTCAGTATGTCAATGAAGAGATAGCCAGACACTTCAAGCTGTGGCAAGCGGGATACACGGTAGGGCAATCTAAACCACTGGAGCGCAAGTAATGAATACTAAACTAGCATGCGCGGCGTTACTCTTAATAGTAATGCCAGCACTTATCGGCTATGCAACAGGTATGGCTAACGAGCACGGTGCGGCCTATGCCTTTGTAAGTTGGGGCATCTTCGTACTATTCTTTAGTGTAGGCTCACTAGTAAAGTACTGGCTATGAGCAAGCACCAACTACTCTACAAAGGACGCCCACTAGAATCCTATACACAAGAGGAGCTTAGTACCATTATCGTGGAGCTCGTGGGATTACTAGACAGACACATAGGCGAGGGTGAACATTTGATTCAGGCGCTTAGTGACGCACTAGACCAAACCCAACGAATCACCCAGCAAGAAACTAAACCAAGACTAACCTTAGCCAAGGCAGTATTGCTATTGGTTGGGGTGGTTGCTTACTATCACTATTTTATAAAGGACTTACCATGTTATTAATTCACCATATGCCAGAGAAGCTCACCCGCAGAATGACGGAGAGCAAGAAGTACCGCCCACAGTATGCACACCTACAGAAAGCGCACCTACGCAACGCTGGGTACGTCCTGAGCCCTAGTGGTCATCTGGTGAAGGTAACCAAGGTGCGTACTTTGGGTCCTTGGGGTGGGGATACCCTCAGAGAAGATATCCCTAAACAAATAGTAGAACACTTACGTACCGTAGCAGGTAAGCATCACAACGTGCATTAATTGCTTGACTAATTAAATCAATCTGTTATTATTAAGTATACAGAAAGCACATGGAGGTGCACCAAATGACAAGACTAATGACCACTAAACAACTCATCGAAAATGGCTTTATTCCTAACGAGAAAAGAGCCGCGATGAAACTACCATTCACGGCAGTTAGTTCTTGTTACCCTGTGCAGTACGCTATGCTTCCACCAGAGGTAAAGGTGCACTACTCCACACAACCTAATCCAGCCCACGGCTACCATACACGGGTGCGCTAATGGGCAGTACCATGACCATCAGTGAGGCACACTTCAAGGCCAAGGGCGATAAGCTCAAGGCTGTGTTGATGTATGCCAACGCTCACAAGGCCAAAGGGTGGGGCTTGCTACTAGCTAATTGGTCAACAGAAGACATTCAAGAGTATGTCAAGAACACCAAAGGCACCCCACTAGCCATCAATAAGCTTTGGCAAGTAGTCAAGAAGATGCGGGAGCTAGAGGCAGTCACCGAAGAGAACGCACAAGGGCAAGTTATGGAGTTCGAGGATGGTACCCAGAAGGTAGTCCACCTTAAAGTACATAAACCAACAGCGGCATTTACTCAGTTCACTACGATGGACTATGCGAACGCTTTTGTAGGGGAGTTCAACCCAGAGGGTAAAACGACAGTGAAGCATGACGGGGCATTGACCATACACCACAACCCAGACCCATATGACACCACAATAGGCTGGTCAAAGGCATCACTTAAAAAGGAAACGCTATGAGCCTAGAACAACTAATTAAAGCCCTGCAAACCGCGCTGGCTAACGGTGCACCAGCAGATTCTAATGTATGGTTTAAAGCAGGTAGTGCACCTATGCAGAACATGCTGATACCGATAGACGAGGTACAGATTGATTGTGACGGCGAGGTAAACCTGCTGTGAGTAAACCTATGCGCATCTACCCATCGCACTACACCATAGGCATCGGGTACACGAAACACAAGCGAGTAGACCTGATATGTGACGTGCAGGAAAGCACAGCAACTCAATTAAAGTTCTGGGTACGTAATGGGGCATGGGAGGGAATACTCTATGCTAATGGAGACCTAGAGGTATTAGGGTTTCGGGGAGGGCGTATACTAAAAGCCAGCACCATCCTCTACGCTGGAGTAATACCTCCACGAGTAGACCAGTGGGCGTATATAGAGCGCTGTGCAAAACTATACCCATGGATAAGACACATACTAAACCCGTGTGAAGAAGCGCTAGATAAATGCAACCAATTGCAAAAAAGATTCAAACGAGCATGGCGGAGCTTTAAGCGCACATGGAACGGTGTGGATGACAGTATTCCATTTTAAGGAACAATGATGAAGAACTATTTCACAGATAAGCAGGTTGAGGCGATGCACCTCAAGTTTCGTGCCTCTACAGGATGTCCTGAAAGCCCACTAACAGATGGCGATAGAGCTAATCTACGCTTCATTATGAATACCTCTGTAGATATGGCGATAGGAGCACCAATGGCGTGGTTCGTGGAGGATAAGTTCTGCTCTGACTTCACACTAGTGACAGAGAACAGACAAGACCCAGCGATTAAAGAGTTCCACACACCTATTGTGCACCCGCTACACGCTGTGACGGAACTACCATGAGTAACGTAGTAGTTAAGGTCGCCATGGTGGACTTTGGTGTTAATCGTATTGAACGCAGACCCATTACTGAATTCACTGTCTTGCATGGTGGGGCAAGGGTCACCCTTGGACATATCACCAGACCTGCCCACATCAAATGCATATTCTGTGGGTGTTCAGAGTTCACCGAAGGCGGACATATGCACTATTACGAGTGCAGTAACTGCGATGAAACAATTATGGCTTACTAAGGAGAGAATCATGAGTACCAAAAAGAACGTAGAGCACCTAACCAAAGTACTTAAAGTAACCGCGCTAGACCGAGCTATCAAGTCACTACAGGAGCATGGTCACGGAGCAGTAGATGAAAGCTGTGTGACAGTCTTGAAGGATATGATGGCGGAAGTAAAAGCACCAATACCTAAACCTATGCCGCTGGAGTTATTCGTTGAGGACGCCCAGAGTGCAGGGTTCACAGTAAAGAATATGCCTACAGGTATGATTATTGGGACACCAGACAACCAACCCCTTATGGAGCTACTATTAAGGTTCTCCCTGCTACGTGTGGCAAGAGCGCAACCGCCCATAATGCAGAACGAACAGCAAGAGGCGGTAGGGAAGGTGCTTGAGGTATATGAGGAAGGCGGAGAAACATATGGATATGCGCGCATCAAGTATGAAAAAGTAAATAAAGGTGATTTGCTCTACACCTCGCTACCTAAGCAAGAGCTACCAAAGTCGTGGATTGTTGGGTACGCTAGAAATCCAAACTTGAAAGAGGTACTGGCATTAGGTATAAACCCAGCCATCAATTCAACTGAAACATCAGTGTTTAACAAACCAGTTTATATGAAACCAACCGATACGGAGGCAACATGAGTACCCCAGAAAGAAAGTTACTACTAAAAGTACGCTCAGCAATCATTGAGGCGATTTACGCAGACGATGGGCTAGACGGCTCGGATGGTGAGGTACTAATCCAAGAGATAGATACCTTAATGCTACAGACCGCCCAAACCCGTGAAGACCTCATCCAATCCATGGTGTCGCGCTTCTTAGGTTGGCGCTTACCTAAAGACTTCCACCCTGATTGCGGTATCTCATTCACCAGTCAAGGCGAGTACGAGCATCCAGTCATGGGCTACCATAAATACGAACCAGTAGGCACCAACCTACTGAATGCCAATCAAGCCAAGGCCATGATTGAGCACATCATGGGCGAGACCTTCAAACAAGGCGTACCCGTGCTACAGGATGAGAACCAAGCGCCCATACCCTGTGATTATTGCAAAGGTACAGGGCGTGTAGACCACATAGGCGGCACAACCAACTGCTCCCGCTGTAAGTTGGCATGGGAAGCAGAGGCTAAGCGGGCATACGAGGCCAAGCTATTCAATAAGGGTGTGAGTTACGCTATCTCGCTACTTAAGGCAGAGCCAGCGCCAGAACCTGCACCAGCATCACGCGCGTGGGTAGGCTTAAGCGAGAAAGAAGTAGTCGAGGCATTCTCAGACACAGACCTAGCATCATGTGGTCGTGAGGGTGGTATCTGGGATTTTTACGAGGCCGTAGAGAAAAAGCTACGTGAACACAATGGCGGATAGTAGCAGAGAACGATTTGAGAAAGCCTTCAACGCCAAGCTACAGTTCTGCGAGATGGACAGAGACTATGTAAATGTCATGAATAAGATGAAAGAGACCCTCTGGGCAGGGTGGGTGATGGCAGAAGGTCAGTACTCCAAGATGGGTACTTATGGCGCACGTAGACTAACCCCAGAAGGTACCAAAGAGTTCTACGGGCAGATAGCAGTACCTGCGGTAGAGGAAGACGAACCCCTATACATAAGAAAAGAAATCAAATGAGCCAATCAAAAGAAGCACTACTCAATACATTCAGAACCATCATCCTAGAGTACGGGATGCAGAGCCGCGATATGACGGAGCGCTTAGTCGATGCGGCGGTAGAACAACTATGCCCACCTAAAGCTAAGCCATGGCGTACACCTACAGTAGCTGAGATAGACGCACTTATCAACGGCGTCAAGGCAGATGAACCGCACCCGCAAGGCGTGGTCAACCTAGACCTTCTGAATCAGCTCATCCCATATAAGCTGAAAATCATGCCAGACGTGGACGGTGATGTAGAGTATGTACGCTGTGTCATCCGTGCCTCCATCAACCCGCTAATTGCCATCAGTTCAGATGATGTGTTCTACAAGGCGGCAGATATGAGCAGATGCGCACGGGCTCAGACCTATGCGGATGCTGTCAACGTATGCTTAGTTGACCTCATTGCCAAATTAGACAAGTACCAGACCGAAAAATGGAATAAGCACGGCCCTAATCTACTTTGCAATTAATTGCACAAAATACTTGTTGACTAATTAATTCAATCTGATATTATGGATACATCAACAAAGCACAAGGAGGTGCAAAATGGCAAGAGTAGCATTAGACGACGTAGTTTCATCAGACCACACAGTAGAGCCAACATGCGAGGTGCATAAAGTTTCATTCGTGCAGTTCGACCATGTAGAGGCTGAGGGGTTGTGGTCAGTGGTGGAGTTAATGGTGGGGGATGGTTGGTTTCATGACGAGAAGGTAGTCAAGTCAACTAAAACCAGAGCAGAACTAATCTAATAAGGGAGCCCTTAAGTGGGCTTATTGTCTAATGCCAAAACGAAAGCCTAGGGTTGGGGAGGTCGTATGCACATGCAAGGCCTACAAATTCCCGCATAGGATGATGGGCGGTAAGTGCCAAGGGCGCAGGTGGGTCGCGGTCTTATGGAATCAGAACTATGGCGCGGGTGAGTGTAGCGACTGCAACCTCTGTGTAGAAGACGACTACCAAAAGCTCTGCCAAGTACTAGAAGGACAGGAACCACCAAGGCAGTGCCCAGAACTACAGCAATATTTGGACTATGAATCAGTACCAGTACCAAAACAACTAAGGAGAAGAACATGGTCGTAGAAATAGAAGAAGGCGAAGTACGTAACGGGGTGTACAAGCACTTCAAAAGCGGTGACCTCTACGTGGTCTTCGGTTGTGTACAGAACGCGGAAGATAACGACTCAGCAGGTGTAGTGCTGTATCGTCGGAAGCCAGAAGGCCTAGGTGTACCCACCCCTACGTTTGCTAGAAGCGTGGAATCCTTTAGTCAGATGATGCATAGTGCCGCCCGAGACACCGTGCGCAGGTTTGAGTGGGTAGAACCGATATGAGTGTGCTGTACGCATTCATCATCCTATTCAGCACCCTGATTATTGTCTTCGGCCTTGTCTATTACACAAGCCGCAAGTGTATCAACTGTGGGTCAGTGTATATTCACGACGGCTACTACATTCGCGGGTGGAATCACCTATGTGAACAAGCCTGTGGTAGCCGAGGCGTCTACTGTAGGGATTGTGGGTTCATAGAGTTTGATGTGTCCCATGAAGAGTACAGTAAAGGCCTACCGTCATGGTGCGAAGCCTACCCAGACAAAGAACCAATTCCTAGAAAGAAACCCAAATGAGTAAGTACCTATTTATTGGTGGCCCACGCGACGGCGAGTGGTTGCATGTACCAGACCAGAACCCTATGCCACCGAGTTGGAAGGTGGATTCAGCCCCTAAACTGAATCAAGTGTATACCACTCACCTAGAAGACCCATCGCCACCAGAGGCTATGAATTACACGTATTACACACTGGTTAAGTTCATGGGAAGCTCAGCAGAACTAGTGGTTTATGTGTACGCGGGTGAGGCCAAGTACGCACTAGATATGTTGCTGTCAGGATACAGACGCCTAGACATATTTGAGTACGATGCGTGGCTACAAGAGGTCAGGGTATGCAATGAGTACATGGTATCCAGTACTGGTAAGATACTAAACACAGGAAACAAGAAAGAAGAGTTGCTGGCGTTATTTAAGCAAGGGGTATCCCCGCTTAAGGCGTACCTACGGGTAACAGTTGGTATTAACGCTTGACAAATTAATTCAATATGGTATTATGAAGTATAGATAACGCAGACAGCCACGGAGGGCGAGATGATTAAAGCGATACCAAAACAAGCATACTTCAAGACATTGAACGACGCACTAGAGGCAGAGGGCTTGGTACAGGACTGGCCTCTAGGCTTAAACATTCAATACGGTCATACAGAGAGCACAGTAAGCAACGGTAAGTACATTTCTGTATACCGTGATGAGCGTGGTATGTATGAACGACCAATCCATTACAAAACACAAATGGCGGCATAGTATGAAAGTACTAGCTAAATCACACGGCGAAACCACTGAGTTAGATATAGAGGCTAATCCAATCAAGGTACTGGTAATGCAGAACGGCATTAAGGTTGATGTACCTGAGGCATTGGAAATCAGCAGTGACACCACCATCAAATGCATGAAAGATATGAGCCAGAAGGCGTGGGAGCACATCAGTACAGGAGAGCTATTTAAGCACTTCTACTTCATGCTATTTGGCGCAGACCGCTACCTACCAATAACGATAGAGGGTCTCAACGATGAAGACCGCGGCACGATACACGGCACAGGGCTAATCATCCAACTCATTGAGGCTAGATTCGAGTCAGTGCCAAAAGTATTCCTACGCACACCAGAAGACCACCTGCATCCGAAACAAACCATCATGCTAATGTCGGTAGTGCTAGGCATACAGAAAATACCGCTAGGCGGGGATATGGAAGTAACCATGGAGAACCCAAATGAATAGAGAAATAGAGCTAAAACTAAAAGCAGTAAAGAGCAAGGTAGAGGCGTTCAAGAAAAATCTGAGTAAGGCACCTATGCGGGAGAACTTAGGACGGAAAGAAGTCCGTGCCCTGCAAGACCTAATCGGCAAAGACCTATATGCGCGGGGTAGCATGGGTCAGCTTCTATTCACACCAATCACCAACGATTTTGATAACTTCGTGGACAACCTATAAGGATTAATCATGACCAGCAAACGAGCAAAAGACGCCGCACTACAGGCCGAGGTAGAAGCAACATTCACCACTAGACGCACTACTAAACGCTATGTGCTACTAGAGTACACCGAAGACCTGCCAAGCTATGATAAGGACGACAAGCACGTACCTATTCCAAACTGGCCTGAAATCCTAGACGGTGCAGTTAAGGTCACTAACTGGAAAAATATCACACAAGACAGTCTGCTTGACTTCGCAGTGGCCTCAGGGGTTGGGCAGGTTATCTCTGAGCATGAAGGCTTGACGGCGGAGGAAGTAGTTACCTCCCTAGAGGCCTCAGTAACGGATGGTACGGATGTGCAAGAAGAGATTAACCCATGGGAAGGCTTTGAGGGCGTGGAAGCGGGTGTCTTATTAGAGGCAATTGAAGAGACAGGCCTAGGTATTCTTACTGAGGTGATGGGCTTCTTGCAGATAGACCGCGGTATCCTAGGTACGGAGGAAGGCATTGATGAGTAACCCAGACGTAGTACCTAAACACCCTATACAACCTCAGGTGGTAGTATCTGGGCTCGTGCGGTTCAAACCTAATGCCATCATTGACCATATGTGGAAAGAAGGCATCATAGACCTCAATGCGCTGGCACGGATACCCTTCCCAGCAGAAGACCGCCAGCAACTAGCCCAGCTACTAGGGTATTCACTGGCAGGGTATAGCACTCTGTCTTATGTGGACAACCTCGCCTTTGAGTTAGCGCAACAGCAGGGCGTGGGGCCTGATGATAAGGACAAACGTATCGCGTACCTAGAGGCTAAGTTAGAGAAGCTTAGGGAAGCGTTACGAGACCCTATCGCTGAGCTGTACGATATCCACCCAAATAACTTGGACAGGTAGCATGACACGCCAACATACAACCCCATGCAATCAATGCCCGTGGCGCAGGAAGGCCGCAAGAGGATACTTAGGGGATAGTACCCCAGAAGAGTTCCTCGCATGCTCAGACGCCGATGCGTTCATGCCTTGCCACATCCATGTGGACTATGAAGACCCAGATTGGCAGGATACTGTGGGCGAGAAACCACAATGCGCAGGTCGGGCGATTCACTTTGCTAATCGGTTCAAGCTATCTAAGAATCCTGTGTTACTGGTACTGCCTAAAGATGTAGAGAATGTATTCCAGTGGCCTCAAGAGTTCCTAGACCACCATACGCGAACAGGCACCTTAAGAGGCACCCGCACAGGCAGGATGAGTGCGGCAGAGCCTCAAGAGAGTAACCCACCTAAGACAGGAGACTAGTATGCTGTTCCTCATTACATGCCCACCAAAGCACGAGTATCGAAAACAGTTAGTGACATATATTACCGTGGTAGACGCGGGTACCCCAAACCAAGCGCGGGAGAAGGCTAACGATATGGTAGGCAAAATGCGGGAGCACTACGCTAGACCAAACATTAGACCACTGGAGTTAGGCAGAACCTATACCGCATAATTTGTGCAGTTAATTGCACAAACTTATTGACTAATTTAGTCAATCTGTTATTATAAGTATATGGAAGCTAACTTAACAGGAGACAAAAATGGCACGTAAAAAGAAACCACTCACTAGAGTAGGTGGTCACATTGATGGCGCAGTCCTCACCAGCATGCGCGATACCGCGTGGGGCGACAAGGCATTAGCTCAAACCAGAAACACATTGGATAAAGCTATCCGTATGCGTGATGACGACGGTCTCCTACAACAAGCAGAAGTCAAACGTGCGGCGAAAGCGGCTAAAAGGCTAGCACAGGCTCAGAAATGAGTAACGAGCATCAAGTAGCACCACGCATGGAGCTCCTAGAAAGTTCCAATAAGTTACGATTCTCTATTGAGTACCCTGAGGGCTACATCATGACACCAGAGATGACACCAGAAGAACTACGTACCTCTATCATCAAGCAGATTGAGGTGCTGAGCTACTACAGTGAGAATCCAACAGAGGTATTTAATCGGTTTAACATAGCAAGATACGGGGAGACAGTATGACCAGAAACCAAGCAATCAAGCTCCTACAGGAAAACGCCAAGGCGTACCCAGAGAGCTATTTTTCAGAGCCGTTCACACCACATGAGTGGACGATTCAGGCAGTTATTGAAGCCACCAAGCGTGAGCGCGATAAGTGTATCAATGACGTAGAATCCGCGGACGGCGATAAACCTGCGGCAACATGGGAGGGCATTGAGAAAATTCATGCTCGTGTAACAGAAGAACAACGTATCGACATCGCGGAGGCATCAATACTATGAACGCAATTCAACTAGCAATTTTACTTCACCATTATTGGAGCCCAGAGAAGTACAAATCCAATACTGGTAACGCTGAGTACAGTCAGGCCGAAAAAGAAGGCCTAAACTATCTCTACAGCAATGGCCTACTAGAGAAAGAGGCAGAGGCCAGTGCTAAGTACTCTATCTCTGAAAAGGGTCAAGTGCATATCGTGGCACTACTAGACTTGCCGTTACCTGTATTGTCATGGACATCTCCAATCAAGGCGAAGGTGTAACCATGGACCAAGTAATTAAAGTCGGTGATGTAGTTGAGCGCAAGGACGGTAGTCTTTTACGTAGTGGTGCGCAGACCTATTTCAATGTAGTATGCGTATCCGTTGACCCATTCACCTTAGTCTCTGGTGGGGCTGATATGATGTGGACGACTACGGTTAAGCCAGAGCAGTTCAAGGTCGTGGCAAAGTGTCCTGTAGATATTCTTGAACAATGTATGAAAAGACTTGAAGAATAAGCTTGACCAATTGTTTGAATGTGTTATGATGTATCTACGTTGCAAGATTAAGGTAGCGAAGAACACAAGAATTGATGGGTGGGTTGAGTCTCTCCCTTAACTGGTGACCGAATAATTCGGGGTACTAACGAGCTTTTAGCGGGGCTTTCGTGGCGGTAGAGCATACGATTAGGTTAGGAAGAAATACATGGTGCAACAGTGAGACTCAGGATAAGGTTCATTTGGGTACCTTATCCCCAGTGTTGGCGGGTAATGGGAAGTACAACCATTGGTCGAAAGTGAAATCCCAGCACTGGGGATAGGGTAAGCAGAATCCTTGCAAGGTAGTTAGTAGCCTAGGGCATCGTAAGTGAAGGTGGAAACCCTGATACGCGATATCCCTAAGTGGCTAACCAGTAGTAAGATGGAGGTATATAGAGGCACCTTACTTCGTAAGGAAGGTCGATACCAGAATATTACTGATTAGGTATTTATAGGCGAGTAGTTCAACTGGTAGAACAGTACCCTTTGACGGTATATGTTGGAGGTTCAAGTCCTTCCTCGCTTGCCAGAATAGATATAAAGGCGAAGTAGCTCAGTTGGCAGAGCAGAGGGTTCATATCCCTAGGGTCGATGGTTCAACTCCATCCTTCGCAACCAGTTATGCAGTGCGTTACAGGTCTGCCCGTCCACCAGCCCCAATTGCAAAAGGCAGGTTAAGGGAATACAGATAGGGTAGGAAGTGGGAGTCGCGCTCCACTTAGGGAGGTTCGAGCCCTCTCGCATTGCGCCAGTTTTAATGGGTAGTAGAAGCACGAATGAAAGCTAAATGGCCTTATAGGTAGTGCACGGTCTTTAAGATAGATAGGTGAGTAATTAGGGTGGATGCTTGAGTAGAGAGATAAGCTCCTCTATGACGTGGGTTCGACTCCCATTACTACCTGCCAGAGTTATAGGAGGGTTCCGCTAGGTTGGCTGGCAAATCGGTTTGAACCCGATGGGAACCGAAAGGTTAGGGGTTCGACTCCTCAGCCCTCCGCCAGTTATGTTGGGTAGTGTAAGCAGCACAGCATCGTGATAGTGGGCACCAAAATCTCTTGAGGTCACACAGCGGAGCAAGATAAGGGACGACACCTTAACCAACTACCAGTAAAGTGCGGCGTGGAGAATCATAGACACGCAAAAGCTAGAAATATGCTGAGGGTCTGTCCTTGGGGAAGAAAAGAGAATCCCGCTTCTAGGCTCGTGCGGGAGGAGGACTTAGTTGCCAGTCCTAGAGCAACGAGTGGGAGTAATGACCCACCACTTAAAGAACGGAGAAGCCTGTAGGTACAGGTATGGCATCCTTATGGGGTGGCATGGTAGCGCGAAACTAGACTAGGTTATGCAGGGGTACTTTTCAGACGGGGTACAAATGCAGGGCAGTGGAGCTAGACCTTCGTAGCCCAAGGTAGAAGACCGAACTACCCTCTAGCTACACCAAAGCAGTAGACGTAGCCATGCCTGAATCCCTATACGGTCAAGACACGGTGCGATTGTCCGATGGAAACAAAATGCCGCAAGGCCAGCGACCTAACTAAGTCGTTAAGTGTAGGGCTACCAGAACAGTCACAAAGTCGGCGACAGGGTGCAAAGCCCTGACCAATTAAATATTGACAAATTAATTCAATCTGTTAATATACAAGTAAGGGAGTGAAAGTTGGTACATTAGGTATTCGAGCATAGGAGAGACCAACAATGCTACTCCAACCAAATAGAGTGAAGGTGTCCAAGCAATTATGGGGCAGTGCCATAGGCCAACCACTACTAGGAGACAGACCTAGCACTCGACCAAATCCAAACGCGAAGTGCGCTAGACGCCGAAATCGGAAAGACTGGAACGTGCGCTGACCTGCGGATAATTGCCATACCCTACAGAACTAAAACTGAGTGGCTGTAAGATGGGTGACAGGGCGGAAAGCACGCTCAAACTAACATCCCTGATGAGCTAGTGAAATCCTAGCGAAACGTGAGAGCGTAGGATGCGCCACACTAAAGGCATATAGGTGGAAACAAGTGGCTATACCACCTCAGTACTAGGCAGACGATATGACCCAGCCCGAAGGGAGAATCTAACAGGCCCTAGTAGCAAAAATCGTGAATAGCAAACGTGATACTTGGCACGTAGTCCAAGTACAGGAGAAGACCTGATAGGGACATAAACCCTTACGAGAACGAGCCTAGCGAACTGGCGTGATAGGCAAGAAACTTCAATTCAGAGCGCAGGAGGCTAAAGCCGACTCTCAGAGCTTGAGAGACCACAGCCCTATAGCTCAGAGGTAGAGCAGAGGACTCATAATCCTTTGGTCACTGGTTCGAGACCAGTTGGGGCTACCATAAAACTACACGGAGGTAGATATGGCAGTAGAAGTACCGAAAGACTTTACACCATGGATGACATTCACCGAGGCACTAGAACAGTACCTAGACCAGCGAGAAATCATCCAATCTTGTCACGTAAGCCACGGCCCTAAGTATGATACCGCCGTAGAGCATGCTCAGAATGCCGCAATCCATATGGAGTACTTCACATCATGAAGTTCCACCTCCAACGCAAACACATCCAAAATTGTATTACCTTAGACATCTCAGAACAGGTCGCTAAAGCCGATAGCGTTGCTCTAGCGTCCAAGATAACCATGGTCACCGTGGATGCAGGTGAATACCACGAGCCGTGTATGTCTCTCAGTATGGACGAGGCACAGCAACTCATGGACGAGTTATGGCTAGTAGGCTTACGTCCAAGCGAAGGCACAGGAAGCGCGGGTGCACTGGCGGCAACCCAGAAGCATTTAGATGATATGCGCAAGATAGCCTTTGACCAGTTAGCCATCCAATATAAAACATAATCCTTGACTAATTAATTCAATATGATATTATGACGTATGGGATTTAATTACTTAACACATAGACTAAACCACGACACCACTTGGATGATGAAGACAGGTCAAATCGTCAAAATCACTGATATGGGTTGTGGTCATCTTCAAAACAGTATCGCTATGCTGGAGAGAGCAAAGCAGGAATACACCAAAGCCTATGATGGGCTCATGGCAGAATGGATACGCCGTCAAAACAGCGGCAATCCATGCCCAGAGAATCCTAAGTTAGTACATCTAA